AATCGGCGTGGTAGCCTCGTAAATGTATGCTGGCACAAACCGTTTCATGCCTTCCTCGCTGGACGGGTCTATCCGGAAGGCGGCGCAGAGAGCCTGATACATGGCATCCGATACCGTTTGTCTCCATGCCATTTCATCACCCCCGCACCTTTTCGGCGTGTGCTATTGTAAAACCCCAGTCCTTCCAATCATTGATGCTCGTTATTCTGTAGCGATTCCCGTTATAGATAACCTCATCCGGCCCGTAAAACTCGGTATAGTCATTGACTCCGATCTGGAAAATAAAAGTAGTATAAATCACAATGCTTTCGGAGAGCTGATCCTCAACTGTGGACGATTGAGAATTCTTATTCTCCGGCTGAATGTTCCCGGTAGCCGTGAATGTTTCCGTGGTTTGCGTAACAGCACCGCCCGTGCGGACGTTTTTCGTTCTCACAACCTGAAACATTACCCCGCCGCCGATTTCAGGATCCGTCAGGATCTCTGTTACATCAGGGTTCAGCATTACAAATCACCTACTTTTTACGCACTTCGTAGTCAATGGAATTCAGCATGGAAGCCGTATCAACCAGTGGGAGAGAAGATCCTTTTCGTGCAATCGTGATAGGGGAGTTCGGTGCTAAATGCGAACCGTCCGTGATCCATTTTTTGCAAGCATCTCTGCCGACCATGCCAGCTTTATGGAATCCCTGTTCGCATTTCTGCATATTTCCACGAACAAGCGCATCAACTGCTGCGCTGCGCATCAGTTTTTTGATCTTCTCTTTTGTAGGAGGATCTGCAATGGCTGGTTTTAATACAGGCCGTGGGGGGATGTTATGATCCGGTACGCCGTTTTCGTGAAGGTATAGCAATTCAGCATTGCTCACCGGGCCACGCTGAACGTTCGTGCCTTCCGGAATTCCTACAACAACCTCATGGGAAAGGAAATAATTCCAGCCCTTAATCAGGTTCAGGATAATATTGCCGTTTTGCTTGATAACACAGGTCAGAAAACCTCCAGCCATTCTTTTTCACCTCCTTACGGAATGTACTTGCCTCCAGCCGTAGCGATTTTTGCCAGCGTGATTAACTGCAATCCAAACTCTGTCTGTTTCCATTCCCCATACCCGGAGATAGAGGATAACGCAGAACCCTCGGATTTCGTTACGCTCACGCCGCCCACGCTTTTGCTCAATGCCTGTGCCGCGACTCCGGCTCCCTTCAGGGATGCCATGCCAGCGGGTGTCGTGCTCGTTTGGGCCGGTAGATAGGTTTGAGCATACAATGTCAGTTTGTGCGCGGTGTATAGTCTCCGGGCTTCTTCTGCTGCATCGCAGAAATCGGCAAATCGCAGATTGCTCTGGTTGATATACTCTTCCAGAACAACTGTCGGAACCGCGCCGAATTGTGGGTAAAAAGCCAGAAACAATTCAGATGTCACAGGACATCATCCTTTTTTCTCGGCCTCCGTTTGGGTTTTTCCACCTCTACGTCTACGGCAACAGGTTCAACGGGCTTTTCGGCCTTTTTTGCCTTGCCCTCGGCGTTGATGCCGTCCATCGGGTCATTCTCCAGCTTCCTCTCGTTCTCCCGTGTAACGAACTGCACGGAGCCGTCCCTCTCGAGCAGCTTAAACGTCAGGGTGTCTTTGATCCAATTCGGAGCGGTAACGATGATTCCGCGCTCATGCGGTGTAATGCGGAAGACTTTGCCATTCGGTGCGAAGAAATCCACACAAACCGTACAGATCAACAGGAAATTGTCCATGTTTGCCTCCTACTAAACAGGGGAGAGGGCTGAAGCCCCCTCCCCGGAGTAATTAAATGCCGTCCATGTAGTAGACCGTGGTCGGGTACTTAAATTTGACTTCGGAAACCTGCGCCACATAGGGAGTCCGGAACGACAGGTTCGTGACCTCGGTCTGGAGCCGCTGAAGCGGAGCGGTCATTTCGAACTCGATCATCTCGGCGTTGTTGATGTACACCACCATACGGTCAGTGGAACCAGTGCCCGCGCCCTTGCAATATTTGCAGGGGGAGATCACGAGGTTTTTGCCCTGCTTACTGGAGATGTTGTTCTCCTCGATGTAAGTCAGGATAGACTTATCACCGGTGGTACCAACCTTCCGGCTGACGATGGATCCGAACTGCTCCACGGGAATCAGGATATGATTCGGCAGAGCATTTTCAGCCATTTCGTTCGCCGCCCAAACAGCAGACAAAGCCTTGTTGATATCCGCGAGGATTTCATCAGCGGTCTTGTCGGCCCAAGTGGTGTCCGAGCCCAGATCGGTGTGCGGATCGGCGGTCACACGGGTCACGTTGGCATTATTGATCAGGCCGGTGCTACCAATCTTGGTGAAGCCACTGTATACGTTTTGGTCGCAGAAGTGGTCGAAGTACTTGTGGATCCCTTTGTTCAGGACTTCCTCAGCGTTCATCGCCGTCTTCTTGAACTTTTCCTTCTGGATATAGCTCAAAACCCAGTACTGCGCCCAGTTGAAGACTCTCCACGCGGTTTTGCCGAAGTCGGCCTGCATGACAGGGATATCATTGGCTTCATTGAACATCAGGCCACCCTCGCCAGCCTCGCCAGCAGTGGAGGAATAGCTCACATCAATCGCAGCCACGTTTTCAACGAAACCGCCACCAGTTTTCACGGGCATATCACGAGGCCACAGGGTCGCATCCAGCGGCTCCAGCAGTTTCGCATCGACCTTTTCCAGTTCCTTTTCAAGGAAAGCCAGTCCGTCATTCACCATCCGGTCATTCGCCCGGAGGGAGACGGGAGCGTTACGGTAGTTTTTCATGCGCATTTTCTCCTTTCGCAGAATTAGAAGTTCCGTTCAGGCAGAACGACCTCAACGATGTCATTGGAGTCCTTCGCGCCCTTGAACTTCCACTTCGTCTCGATGGTGTTGGTGCTGTCCGCAGCGGTAGCCAGCTTGCCGGTGGCCTTGGTGATATACACCGTGCCACCAGCGGCGGGAGTCAGGGCGTGGGGGACTTCCATCGCCACAGTGCCGCGCTTCAGCACGTCCACCATCTCGCCCACGCCGTAGGACGCATCGCCCTGTGCGTAGGTGTTTTCGGTTTTAATGCTCCGGACGGCAACGCCGATCACATCGGTATAGGTGCCAGACACATTCATCACCTTGCCGCTGCTCAGTGCAACAACGCCACCAAATGGAATCGCGTTGGAGCTTTCGCCACTGGCAAACGCCTCGATGATGTCATCAATGCTGCGGGATACCTGTCCCGGATAGCCATTCAAAAATTTCAGAACTTTTCCAGCCATTGTGTTTTACCTCCTCACTTCTTGTAATTCGGGTTCCGATTCGCCATGATGTTGCGTCCCAGCTCGGACGGATCAACCTTCTGGCTGTCAGAAGCCTTCTTGCGAGCCTTCAGCCGCAGATAGTCATTCCGGCTCGCCTTGTCGGTCATGCCCATGGACTTGCGGAGCTGCTTCGCCATCGCGTCAGAAGCCTTCCGGCGTTCCTTTTCGGGCAGTTTCGCAATGATCGGGCGCAGAGTCTTAATAGCCTCGCGCATAGCGTCACAGGCCTTTTTGTCGGTGGTTTCCTCAACCACGGGAGTTTCCTCAAGACCTTCGTCCTGTTCGTTGATCTCTTCGGGGTCAACGAAATGAGATTCTTCTTCTTCGGGATCCTCATCGGGAACCATTTCTTCTTCCTCTTCCGGCATTTCTTCCGGATCCTCGCCGAGCTCATCCTCAAGCTCTTTCAGGGGATCGGGCTCCTCTTCGGGGTCTTCGTCCTTCGCGCCCATAGCAGCTTCCAGCTTTTCGAGGCGGGCTACGATATCCGCGAGCATATCGGGATCGGCATCCGTCTCGACTTTTTCGGTTTCCTCAACCTCAACGGGCTTTTCCTCGCCGGACGTGATATCTTCGATAGCGTCCACGGCTTCTTCGATTTCTTCCGGTTCGGCATCGTGCGCTACCAGCGCAGCCAGCATCTTGGCGAGAATACCAGAGTGATTCCGTTTCGCCATTTTGGTTTTTCTCCTTTCTGATTTTGGGGCAGAGTCTTTTATGCAAACACGGTGACCAGCTCGCCCTCTGTCCACAATGGCGATGTGATTACCGCAGATTTGCCGTTGGATGTATTTGCCGTCTTCTTCACAGAGTTCGTAATTGTATCCGCAGGAAATCTCCCTTTTCCCGTTATCAATGATCTCGTGGATCATTTGCGGATCGGTAATAATCAGGTCTGCAATCAGCAGGTCTGATTCGTTCCCTGTTCCTCTGTGTACGTTCTGGGCATGACCCTTGTTCAGATACTGGAAATTATCAATTGTCACGCCTTCTTCGGCATCCGGGTGGTCATTCGTTACAGGCATTCCCTCAAAACTCGCTATCGTTGCCTCGGAAAAAACCTCTTCTTCAGGGCGAAACACGGTGATCCTTTTATCACCGTCCATTCCGAGTTCATCCTGTAGATACTGTTGAGTGCCGGATCTCGCGATCGGGACATTCACGCAAATGAGATACCCTTCAGGCTCCCGTCTGCTAATGTTTTCCGATATCCGGCTGGCGTAATAGAGCATTTATGGTCACCCCTCCGGAAGCACGGCAACCCAGTTACCGTTCTCATCAACCGTAAGCACTTTGCCGACATCTTCCGGAGTCACGGCGGGAAGCTCGGTGGGGAAGGAGCCCTTCGCCCATGCGCCTTCGTTGACAACCAGACAGCTTCCGTTGTCAGATCCGCTGACAGCAGGAAGCTCTGTGGCGGGATTATCCTTGTCCCACTTGCCTTCTTTCACGACCAACACCTTCCCGTTATCAGAACCGGTCACAGCGGGCAGCTCGGCCTGTGTCTGTTTCAGAACTTCCTTGATCTCATCCAGTGAGTTCACAACGTCTTTAACGCTCATACTGTTCTCCTTTCGTTTTTTGGTATAAGAAAAGCGCCCCGGTTTCCCGGAACGCTCTCGGTCTATTTGTTCAGTTAATAGTCATAGGGGACATCGTAGGTTGTTTTCAGGCCTTTTTTCTTGTTCTCTTCCATCTCTTTGACGTACTCCTTGTACGCCTCGTAATACTCGCCACCAATTCGTTTAGCTGTTTCCTCGTCTCGTCTGGCGGCACACTGGATAACTCTGATCTCCTCGTTCTCACTGAGCATCGCATACACCTCCCTCGGCCTCATTATAGTCCTCTCACGGATCTATGTCAACCTTACTCTTTGCCCTTGGCGATGAACGCATCCCAAAGCGCCTGATTTCGGATCTGTATCTTTCCACCGCGTTTGCATTCCGCAATCAGAACGGGAGGCTTGCTATGATCACTGGTGTCAAACAATGCGCAATTGTCAAAATCTGATGCAACCTCCGGGAAGATCTGTGAAACTTTCTTGTGAATGTTCCTTACGGTTCCTTCCTTAACGTTACGGTTTATTCTCTTCGCTCGTTCTTTTGCCTGTTTCACAGCCTGATCCGTTGGACAGGTCACATAGCAAGCGTTCACCTCATACCCGTTTGCTCGAGCCTGTTCTATTTTCTTTCTTACACCCTCAACGGATCCGTCCCCTGTTCCATCCAACGTGCAGTCGTAACCGTTGTCAAAAGCAGCTTGCATGGCTCGCTTTGCAAGCGCGGAGCTTTCCTCGTGAGCAACGGAAGCGGCATTGTCCGGGTCTGTTTTTTGCATTTCCCGGTATTCGGGTATGTCCTTCTTCAACTCATCGGCATCAATCGTGGCAACATCCTGTTTGTTCGGGGTTCCGTTCTGGAAAAACTCGCTCTTGAACTGCTGGCAACGTTTCGGATCGCTCAAACCACCCTTACCGGCAGCAGATCCACCGCCAAACATGGTAAATGTCTTCTTTTCTCCCGGGCCTTTCGGCTTCTTTCCTGCAAACAGGTTGTCAACACACTGTGCGTGTAGCGCCTCGCGCTCCGGTGTCAGGTTTCCATCATCATCAAGGTATTGATTGATCGTATGACGTGCTTTGGGGTCATCTGCGCTATACAAGTCTCCCACGCTTAGCTTTGTTGCTCCGGTACCGCTCGGAAGCGCTTTCGTGGGCTTTCCAGACTTTGGTCTATTGAAAGCGGATCCTTCTTTGAATTTGCCACCCTCGCGCATTTCCCCGGGATTTGTGGCAAACCTTCCTCCGGAATCCTCGCTCGCAACCCTGTTTTTTTCGGATTTCTCGCCCAGTTTCGTAATCCTTTGTGCACGAATCATCCCAGCTATTCCTGAGCCTTTTTCCGCTTTTCGCGGGGTTTCGCTCTGTTTCTGGTGAGAAATAAGCTTTGCGCTTGCCGATTTGCTCCCTCCACCGCTCTTCGATTGAGATCCTTCCGACTCGCCACCACTTGCAACCCCGGATCCCTTCTTTACGAACTTACCGCCTTTTCCCCTCGGGTGCTGGCTCTCCACGAACTCTGCGTCATGCGCCGTTAACAGGAAACGTGCCGTTTTCGCGTCCAGAGAGCCGTTTAACGCCATTATGCGCAGCGTTCTGATGTATTTGTCACTCACGGCCTCAGCCTCCTTTTTGGCATGATAAAAGCCCTCCACGATTGTGAAGGGCTTTGTGATTCGTTCAAATCAGATTTCTATGATTTCCTCTTCTTCGTCTGTTTCGTCTTCGTTCAGGCTTTGCATGTAATCCATTGCTTCGCTGTCGTTCCCGATGCGGTACAGACCATCACTGTTAATAAATATGAACTGCGGTATCCCGACAATCGGGATCTTCTCATCGTTCGGGTCGTAAAAGAGCATTTCCCAAACGCTCATATTTTTCCAGTCTGGTTTTTTGACTATCGCGGTTGCGTTGCACTTCTTCGCAACGCTTTTTGCAATTTCAAGATCCTCCATGCCTTCACCCCCTTATGTTCCAGCCTTTTTCAGTATTCTATCACAATATTTGGGGTTTGGCAAAGCATTATCTACCCGCAACAGCTTTGGCCTCCAATTTCCGTTAGCCTCAGAATTCCAATGTATCCCTCTCAGGTATTCTGTTATTTCTGAACCTTTATACGTTGCCTTTTTGCTCGTACTCGATTGCGGATCATACAGTACAAGCTCTCCGTTTATCCTTTCCGCAATAATAATGTGTGCGCCGGAACCGTGCCTCCAACAGAATTCAAAAGTATGAATTTCGCCTTCCTTTATGTTTTGCTCCAACCACTTTTGTCCGTTTATGGCAGAGTATTTTTTCCCTTTTTCCAGTTCCGTATATTTCGGACTTTCTCCCGTGTCCGGATCGAGCCATGCAATATCGGAATCTCTCGCAACTGCCTTCTGTTCGGTTTCAGCGTCCCCTTTGCGTGGTTTTGCCTCTACGTCATATCCTCTGCGGCGCATCGCATAGGCAATTACGCAGGTTTGACAATTTCCTCTTTCGCTCGGGCTCATTGTGTCCCGATGCGGATTTACGCGACCTTCGTTTGCTTCATCATGCGTCATGTCTCCTGCGCTGTTCCTTGAAACGCCAGCAACTGAATCCGGGTGATACATTCTTGCTATTTCTGCATCGGAATGCTCGCTGTGCCACTTCTTTACTTTCTCCTGATGTTCCTTGTTCTTCTCTGTTGCCAAGGACGATTTCGCGGCTGCGTATTCTTCGTCATTCCTCGGCTCTGCGCCAAGCAACATTTTTTCTTGGAGAAGGATATAATCTTTTCTGAGCTGTTTATCAGCGTTTGATCTTGGTTTGCTCAATCGGAGATGGAGTTCCACGTTTTCATATGCATGTGTGGGAACTTCTTCAAGAGAATTGAACGTGTGATAAACAAAGCGATTTTTATTGTAAAGGCTGTTTACAATATTGAGCATCCGTTTCTGTTCATCATCGCTCAGTCTGGAAATCATTTCCGGCGTGTAGAAGAATTCGCCTTGTATTGCTCTCGTCATGCATGTTCTGAGTTTGAAAATCGAACGAACGCCGTTTTCGAGCTGCTTTGTGCTTTGCTGCCCATGTTGTATCTCGTCAACAAAACGCTGATTCTTTTCGGCAAACTCGTCTTTAGTCCAATTCCCGGTATATGGTTCTCCGATTATATCAGACATAAGACGTTCTGTTTCAGACGTTGCATCCATATACTGCGGATTGTTGTACCAATCAAGCTCTGGCCTTTCCGGCTTTTCAGGTTCCGGAGGCGCGGGACGTTCTTTTGTTCCAAGAGCGTACTGCACTTCATCCGGGATCTCTATGTCGGAATCAACAAGACCCATCGCCTTCGCCTCAAGGAAGTCGTGGATCTTGTTTGCCTCTTTCGCGGTTTTAATGTCCGCATCATCGAACTTGTCAGCCCAATTATCATCCTGCATGGCGTTGAGGATTTTCTGTTCGTCTTCGGACAGGTTTTCTTTGATCATCCTGTCTTTGCGGTCATCCCACGAGCGAGCTTCCTTTACCATTTTCAGCATGTTTTCCCGCATGGCCTTATCACCAAAGCGCAAAACAAACTCTTCCGGGCTCGTTTCCTCGTATAGTTTGTCCAGATTCGCGTCCTTGATTCGTTGCTCCGCTTCGGCTTGCGTCAACATACCACGCTTCCACATAGACTCGATCTTGTTTTTCGCTTCCATGCGAGCGTTCTTTTCCTTTTTTGCTGATGCTACAAACCGCGCAGCCTCGTGTTGGCGCTCTCCGGTGAGCCCGTTCAACCAGTCTTTCCGGCTACCATAATACCCGATGTCAGACCGTCCACCGCGATACTGTTTGCCACCCCCGGGGCCTGAGCCTCCGCGCTTTCCCGGACGGCCTTTATGCCCGAAATTACCTGAGCCCGGGCCACCGTCATCGGCGTAATCTTCTGATTCCAACTTCTTTTTCAACTCTTCACTCGGAGGGTTCGCTGTAAAATACTTCTGTTGTCCATTCATTCTGCCTTCCAGCCCCTCTTCGTCTTGATCAGAGTCAAGCGCTCTCATTCCGTTCTTTTCGCGGAGCTGGCTTCTTTCGTCATCGCTCATTCTGGATTCTGATTCAACGACAGTAATTACCGTTGCGTCCACTCCTTCGCTTACGTTCAGTATTGTCCACTGCGTCTTGCTGTGGGCTAATACTTCACTTTCCCCTTGTGAAGACAAGTGAGAAACTGGCGCAGATGTCTTGTTTTTTGCGCATCGAATGAGAACTCTCCTGTCCCTTCCACCGGAGAAGTTCCATGCATCCTCTCTGCTTGTAGTCCAAGAAGAATTCATTCCCATCATCCTGAGCGTTCCACCCTGTTGAATGCCTTCCATGAACTTGTCGTATTCATCAATCGAAAAATGGAGCCCTCTGTAAATATCACCGTCATAAACGCCATCGCTGTCAATGTACTTATCAACGGCTTTTGTGTCTGCGTTTACCCATCTCCCGCTGAACCACGTTTTTAATTCGCCAAGGGTTTCTTTCGCCTCGGTATCATCCATTCCAGTCCATTCTTTGATGTAGTGCAACCTTGCCTCGTCATGACCGGAGAACTTTCCGTTTCTTACCTCTTCATTGATATCCGGCGAAACCCTTGCTTCCTTTGTTGGGGTCGGATCCCCGTTTTCTTCCAAGATGTCAAAGTATTTGTTAACAAGTTCCGAAGCGGTTCCGTTTTTCATGGCTTCAACACACGTTTTGCGGTTGGCAATCCCTGCCTTGTACGCAAACTGCGCCTGTTTATTCTGTGGCAAGCTCAACACATCTTCTCGCTCTTTCTGAAGCTTCTTTAAGTATTCTGTGTTGCCTCCCTGATGATTTACGGCCTGTTTTGCCTCCTGAACAGTATTCTTTATATACTCAACCGTTTCCGGCTGGTTTTTGGCAAGGTCATCAAAGAACTGATACGCCTCCGGGTATTTCTCCTGCATTTGCTTCGGATAATTGAGGTAGTTGGAGAAACCGGTTGCGAACGCTTCTTCCGGGTTGTACTCGCCAAAGATGCCGTCAAAGTGTTGCTTTTTCTTGTTGTAGCGCCCCAAAACGTCCCCGTAGTTCATGATAATCGCCTGTTGAAGCTCCGGATCGTTGTTGGACAACTGATGCGCAGCTTCGTGCGAAATGACAGAATCAATATTTTCCGGATCAAAATTAGCGAGATTGATTTCAATCTCGCCCATTTTTCCGGCGTGTGCTGTCGCGGTATCGTCCGGATTGTTGACAACCTTTATCTCCGGGAGCTTTTCCGGAACCTTCGCTTTCTTTGGCATATCTGCCCGCGTTCCGTTTGTCGGCTTCCATTCCGGCTCCTCGGATTCCTGATGCTCTTCTTTCGTGCTGTTTTTCAGCTCTTCAAAAGCACTCTTGAGACTTTCTTTGCTGGTAAACTTCTTTTGTTCGCTTTCCGGAAGATTCATCCAGAAATCAACATAATCTCTGGATTTCTTTGCTGCCTCACGAACAGCCCTTCCGTAGCTTCCTTGTCCACTCGGTGCTGATCCTCCTACCTCTCCCGGCCTTCCGGCGTGGTCGTGATTCCCGGATCCCGGGCCTCCGTCCTGCGCCGTCCACGGCCTGTAATGCGGGTTTGATACGTTTTCGTTCTTTCTCCACGGGAGATACCCGGGCTGCTTTTCTGCGTACTCTGCACGGGCAACAAGCTTCTTTGCAAATCCTATCTGTTCAAGTTGGCGCTTGGATTCGGCCCTCAGGAGCTGCCAATAGCGGATCCCTCTTTCGCCCCAATTGCTCTGCGGAGTGCCCGTTGCCATAACCTCATTCCACCACCGGGCCATCTTCTGCTTCCTTGTTTCCATAGACTGCGGATTGTGCGTCTTATAGGAATATCCATCGGCCTTTTTCCTGTCTATTTCTTCTGTACTTGCCTCAATGATCTCTTTGAGCTCTTTTTCTTTTTCGTCAAGGCGTTCCTTCGTAACGATTCCGTTTCCTTTTACCGCTTCCATTACATCGGCGCTTGCGTTTATTTTGTGGTTTGGATCCCTATATCCGTGCAGTATGTCGTTAACTATGTCTCGCTCTTCCTTAGTAAGTCTGAGCTCTGCCGGGTATTCTTTCTCTGACAGGCCGTGTTGCCCGAAGTCTTTCTTTTGCTTTTCTTCCTTCTCGCGCTCTTCGCGTTCTTTCTTTTCTTGTTCGGTTTCTTCCTCTTCTTCCCAGTTAAAGATATCGAAATCCGGATCTGTTTTTATGTCCTCGGGCTTCTTTTCCCCGGACATCAGAGCAAAAATCAAATCTGAATAATTCGATGGTTGTTCCTTCAGTTTTTGAGATGCCGGAGCGGAAGCGCTCGTGAAATCAACCGGCTTTTCTTTTTCGCCGGAAGAACCGCCCCCACCAGAGGTGAACTTTCCGTCCTTGTCTCTTGGGTGATCGTGCTCGTTCCAGTCATCAAAGCCAAAGAGCTTCAAGACGTGATGCGCCATGTTCCCATTGGCATATATCTTCGCAATCCTGCCCTTGATGCCCATGACTCATCACCCCTTACGCTATCTTCCCGTATTTCTTTTTGATCTGCCTCTTGGTCATTTTTGTTAGTGTTCCGTGGTCGTGTACCAGTATTTCATCCGGGAGAAAGTCCGCATCAACCACGGGCTCCTGAAAGCACCGGCAATTGAACGTGTTCCCGGCGTGGTAGTTCCCGTATGATTTCTGTCCAGCAAGTTTCTCCGGGTTTGGAGGGTCGTTATAAAAGACCAAAACCCCATCCATCATGATGTGCGAGGTTCTGGATCTCTCATCATTTACGCACTGCCATATGTACGCCTGAATACCGCAAGCCTCGGCCCGCGCCTGTACAATCGCCGCGTTTGCCTTTGCACACTCCGTCCGCGCAATGCATTTCAGGTTTTTCGTGATATGCGCCGGGATGACTTTCCGCAACTCGGCTTCGATCTCTTCCGGGCGTTTGCCCTTCATGGCCTCCCGCGCTGCGTATTGGGAAGCGTACTGCGCCCACTCTTCCGGGAGCGTCCGGATCAGCGCTGAGTTTTCCGCGATCAATTGCGCGACTCTTACGCCCACCGGCCCTTGCATTTCATGCTTCAGGAACTCGTATATCTCCCGGCTTTTCTTTGTGTTCTGCGCGGCCTTTTGCAGGTCTTGTTTCGTATCTCTGCGCCGCCTGTTTACCATTCTTCCGATGATCCGCGAAAGAATGCCCTTCTTCTTGTCAGACTGCATTTCCTGCCGGGTCTCGGAGCTAACGCCATGCAGTACGCCGCCACCCTTTTTGGTGTCCTCTATCAGACCGTGGAAGAATCCGCACAGGTCTTTCCAGAACTTCCGTTCCTCCGAACGTCTTACTGCTGGCATTAGCTCTCACCTCGCAAAAAAGAAATGGCTGGCACCGGGTTTTGTGCCATTTGAGCGCGAAAAAAAAGGAAGGAGGGACTGCATGAAGAAGATCCTGCTACACCGACCATGCGCACCATTGTTCGGACAGGCAAACCGAACGGGCCGTGGTTTACCAGACCCCGGCCTCCCCGCTAACGCATCATCCTCCGGAGCGGAGGACGGACTCCGGGATCTGACCGGGGCTGTTTTTAAGGCACAAGAAAACCCGGCCTTTCGGTCGGGCTCTTATTCTACGTTTTCTCCGATGAACATTGATTGTTGCCCGGGAACCTCAACTCTTTCCTCTTCGTTGAGATATTTTTTCGCTATCTCTTTGGATATCTTCGGTTCAATTTCGGCTCCAAGCAACTTTCCCTGCAACGCTATCATAAGCCTGTTCGCTTCCGGGTTTTCATTCTCCCAGCGTTCCATGTCTCTGTATTGCAGATCGCTATACTCTTCGTTGATCTTTGACAGAACCTCGCGTTCTCTCGTTGTGAGTCTTTCCTCCCACTTGCGCGGAACCTTTTCAATCCCGTACTCATTTGTTGTGTTCCCTTCGTTCCTTCCGTCTGCTTCAGCAAGGGATCTCTCCAGAGAATAAACAGCATCGCTCATTTCTTCTGGGGTTGATTCCGGATTATTGAGTGTGCTTTCCGCTTTTGTCTTTGCCTCATTGTACTTTTCTTCATGTTTCTTTGCAAACCGTTCTGGCCTCTCCGTCCCATCCGAAAAATGGGTGAACGTTGGCGCAATCTTTGCCGTGTTTTCTTTCTTTGGGGCTGTTTTCTCTGGTGCCTTTACTCGGAAATACTTTTCCGTTCCGCTTTTGCCCCACGATTCGCCTACACGTTTTCCGTTATGTTTCCCGCCAAATCCAGCCTTTATTTCTCCGGTTTGGTTGTCGAATTTGAAGTGATGGCCCTCTTCGTTTGTTCTCCAGACATCTTCATCTTTGCTTTCCTTGCGCAAAAATGCGTTCAGGAAATCATGGATGAACCCGCTTTTTACGGCCTTCTGACGCTTCAGCATTTCGCTCTGCGTTTTCATCGCGCTGTCCGGGTCGTTCTGCCAATAATGCCGGTTCTTCTTTACAATGGCCCGTGCTTTTTCAAGATCTCCCTTGGCAGCGGCCTTCAGAACCTCGGCCTTTACCTTGCGGATGTGCCTGTCCTGCCTCGCGCCTCCAACAAGCTTCTGTTTCATGGACAGGTCTGACCACTGGTTGCGCTCCCGGTTTTCACGCTCCACGGATGCCTTTGTTCTCGGCGCGGAGCGCTCGGTGTACCTATGGCCCTCTGTCGGGTCGGCAATGAACTTGGCCCTTTCGATCAGACTTGTGCCGTTCTTCTTGTAGCCCGGTCTCGGCCCGGATCCCGGCCCGCCGTCTTCGCCCTCTTCTTTGCCCTTCAGAGCCTCTTCTATCTGCCTCATTTCACCGGCTGGGTCTTTCCCTTCCGGTGGCTTTTCGGGAGCTTCTGGGGCTTCCTGCGGTGCTTCCTCTGGTGCTTCCTGTGGGGATTCCTGTGGCGCTTCCTGTGGGGATTCCTGCGGTGCTCCCATTCCACCTTCAGGCCCGCCTCCGGGTGCGCCCATCATGCCCATTGGGTCTTCCATGCCCTCGCCGCTGTCCACTTCGTCATCCGCGTTCTCGATGTCCTCATCCGTGATGTTCGTCCATGCGCTGATCGGCTTGCCCTGCTCCTGCATTTCCAGCAGTGCGGTTCTCTGGGAAATCAACCCTGCGCTGAACGCCTGTACAATCGCGCCGACTTGCTGGCTCATGATCTGCGCCCGCTGATCCGGGGTCGTGGTCATCAGGGGCTCAAACACAACCTCCATGTCCTCGGGAACGTTCCCCCAAAGGCTCATCGCCATGACAGGCAGGAGTTTTTCAATCGCGGGTCTCAGGTTCCTTTCCTGAAGCTGCGCCAGCATCTCGTAATAATTCTTCATGTCGGAATCGCCGGTCGCGTTCATGCCCTGCGGGGATCTCCCGTAAAGCTTTGTAGCCGGGATTTCAGCGGCTCCAGCCATGTCCATCATGAATGATTCGTACACCTCTGCAATTCCCGCAAACGAATAGGGGTGTTGCTCGTAATTGTCCTCGGAGCCCATCAGCAACATTCCAAAGCTGTTCCGGATCCGGTTCATGTTGAAGATCGACTCCATGATCTTCGCCTTTTGGGTCTCGGTGCCCATTGCGAGCGTCTCGCCGTAATCGCCGATTTTCAAGGCTGATACGTTCGCCTGAAACACAAGCTGGGCGATGTTCGCGGAGGTCGCGTTGCGCTTCTGCAACTCTTCGTATATATGCTCCAACTCAGAGGCTCCCCAATAGTCCTCGTTGATCTCTTCTTGGATCGGAAGCATCCTGCCTCGGAACTCAAGCATCCGGCTGTGGTGGATCCGCAGGGTTTCCCCGTTGAAGTTGTCCAGCGTCACGTCATAATATTTCGGATAGCCAAACTCGGGATCGTCCATGTCATCTTCGAGCTCCAGAGAAGGATAAAGGCCGTTCGTGCGGTCAACAATGATCAGCCCTCGGAAGCATCCGGGGGTCAGTGTGTCAAAGTCCAGAGGCTCGGAAAGCATGTCCTCCTGCCCCTTGATTACCATTACAGCCGCTGCCCCGCCGTATAGCCGCGCCCACCTGAGCCCGTTCGTGATCTCCTGTTTGATGTTGTGCTTGGCCTCCAGCTTCGCGAGCTCATCGAGCTTGTCCTGCTCCAGCTCGGAAGAGACCGTGTACCACGCCCGCGTCATGTCCTCGCACGGGGTGTCGATGATCCGCTTTGCAATCCAGTTCTCCCGGTACATGGTTGTCAGCAACTCATAATCCCGGGTGATTGAATGCCTCTCGTAATCGCTCGCCTTGGTCAGCTCTGAGGCCTCTCCAAGGTATGCCAGAGAATTGATATAGCCGTCCAGTGCGCTACGGCTCTTATTTTCATTTTGGGCCGGTCGCGTTGTTATCTGCTTCACCGGCTTCCTGCGCCTTTTCGCCATAGCGCATCACTCTCCCTCTAATAATATGCGTGTTTGTCCAGAATCCGGCAGCAGCTCGCGCAACTGTCGGGACTGTCATCGTGCTGGGCCTGTATCGTGTAGTCAAGAATCTGCTCAAGGTATTCCGGGTCTGTTTCAGGGTGCCATAAAATGTTGTCCCACCATTTCCGGAGGAACGTTGCTATTTTGACGTATTTGTTCTCGCGCTCATCATAGCCCCTCGCGTAAATGTCCCGGCGTTTGAGCTCTTTTTCAAGATAGCCCTTGTCGGCGTTCCGCTCGCAGTACACCGGGGCGCACCTGAACCGGGTAGCGTCCAGCATGATTGCGTCCAGAATCGTGTCAACGTGCGCATGCCAGAGCCTCCCGTACATATAGATCGTGTCCCCCTCGCGGTGTGCACAGGTAAACGCTGTGCTGTCCTCTCCACCATAGGAAGCATCTATATGCGCGAAGCCCTCGTAAAGCATGTTATCTCCATCGAAATACTCGGGAGCCTTTGTAAACAGCGCTCCAGACTCTGCGATATGCCGGAGCTCATAGTTGGCAGCGAATAGGGAAGGGGTCATATCATGCCGGAGCTGTTCGATTTTTTCATCAGACAGCATGCCTGTTCGCCGGTAGTCCCAAACGTCTGCCTTTGGCATCAGACTGAATGCGTCATCCTTATGCCACGGAGTGCCGGTATTTATGATCCGTCCACCCGGGTTCCGGACGTTTTGCAACTCCTGATATACGGCCTTGGTGTGCTCTCGCTCTGCCTGTGATACCCGGTCTTTAAGGTTGATGATATCATCCGTGATGATGATATCCGCGTGTTTGCCCGTCAGGGATCCGGATATACCGATACCTAATAGCTGCGGAGCGCCCCTCGGTGCATCGTAATAGTTGGTGACTATCTCGCTCGCCGTGGATCTCTCTACCGTCAACGGGAGGCCGGTCAGTGCGTGGCAGATTTCACGGAAGATCGGTTCGTTCAGTATCCGGTCAACGCTCTTTATAACCTCGGTCACGTCCGAGTCCGTCTTGCGCAGGAAGATGATGTTTTTCGCCCGGTAGTAGACCATCATCATTGCGATGGATACACCGAGGCAGGTTGTTTTATACGAGCCTCTGTGCGCCTGTAGCGTCATGTCCTCCCGGCCCGTGACCATTTTCGTGATCCAGTCCCCGTGCATGCCCGTCATCTGCTGGTAACCGATTTCATGGCATAGCTCAACCGGGTGCTCTATGAACCACGCGGCCTGCTCCTGCGCTGTCACTCGCCCCCACCCAGTTTCCTAAAGGCAGCGTCCAGATTTTCAAACTGAGGCAGGGCAACACTCATCTCCACGGTCTCCCTCTGCTTCTCGCCGATTGTGTCCCGGATCGTCTCAAAAGCCTTTACGTTGCCCTCCTGCGCCTGTCTGATCAACGCAACGGATATTGCCTCATTGCGAGTGTGCTCCACGCCGTTAGCGTCTTTAGAGGTCACAGAGAGCAGGTCTAACAGCTCCTGCCGTAATGTTTTGCGCTCCCTTCGCGCTTCCCCTGATCTGATGCCAGCCAGTCTCGCTCTCTCCCGCTGTTCACTCCCCTGTACAAAGGGTCTGCCTATAGGCAACTCAGCTCCAGTCTTTGGTGATCTCGGCCTCGGTTTCTTCTCTTTTTCATTTCCAGTATTTTCCAGTGGCGGTGATTCGTTCCTCTCCATATGCCCTCCTAATGATTGTCTATGGATATCAGAGTGTATACAGTATAGCCCGCCTCGAGCAACAGATCCCGTGAGGCTTTTATAGTGGATCCTGTTGTCAGGATATCATCGTACAAGAGCACGTTTCTCTCCTCTGGTTGCACCTGTTGCTCGAAGTGGGGATTTACCCGTTCCTTGCTCAGGCATATAAATGCGTCCTTGTAGAACGGGATATCAAGCGCCTGTGAAATGATCTGGCAGATCGCTGTAGAAAAATGAAAATCCGTGTGTCTCCTGCGCGGGGTTGTGAGGATGCACCAACCTGCCTCGTTCAGGTTTTCCCCGAGTTCAGATTTGATGTACTCCAGTGCGATGTCCGCGAACATGTAGATATTTCCCTTGTTTTTGAGCTCTTCAAGTGGTCTGCCCTGTTTGCCCGTCCTGAATAGGGAATGATAATACGCCCCGCATGCTTTCCGGATTGCTACCTTGTCCTTCAGGTCACATAACTTTTTAGATTCCTCCCACGCCTTTCGTTTGCGCAGGTCTCCGTCAAAGTCGAAGACGAAGAAATCATCCCCGAAGTCCAGATCATCCAGCTCCATCTGAAGCTTCTCCGCATCCCAGCCCGAGTATTCGCCGGTCTTGTTGTCCTCAATGCGCCACTGGCGAACCTTCTTTTCGTCCAGATCAGAGCATATGATGCACGGCACCTCTGTGAGACCGAGCCTCTTTGCTGCCCGGAGCCGCGTGTGCCCGTTGATCACGGTCTTGTCCGGGAGTATGTCCAGCGGCCTCCGGAATCCTACGTCCGTAATCGCCTGACAACATGCGTCCACGGCTCTTGAGTTGATCCTCCTCGGGTTGTTACGGTACGGCTTCAACTCCTTGACAGGGATGTATACAATCTCCTGTTTATTCATTTGTCCTCCTCGGTTGCAGAAAAAAACCACCACATTTTGTGGTGGCCTCGGTGCTCTCCTACAACACTCCTTAAGCATATAATATCACACCAAAAAAGACCTGTCAACGTCCCATTTTCGTCCCAAAAACGTCCCATTTTCGTTTCAGAGGGCATTATTATCATTCTCGAGTTGCTTTTTAAGCTCTGCAATGATGTCCTCTACCTCACATCCGCAATAGTATGCGAGCTTTGCAAGTTGTGGCGTGTCCGGGTTTCTGTATTGGAGGCTCATCGCCTTATTATATGCCTCATCATACGGGTTTCGGTTCCACCAATCTTTGATCTTTTTAAACGTTATTTTCATTCGAGCGCCTCTTCCTTGATCTTCTGAATCCTGCACTTCTCGCAATTCTTGGGGGAGTATTCGGAACACTCCTCGCATGCCCTCTGGGCGCACTCCAACGTCCGGTTCTTCCACTTCGCAAGCTCCTGCATCAGGTAAAAATCTTCATCTGTCACTTGGCTTCCCATTCTTCGCACCTCCCGTGATAACTCACCGGCACCCTGTAGATTTCACTGTTGGGGTTTCGGCACACTCCATCATACGGCGTGTAGTATTTGCAGTTGTCGCAATGCGCGGATTCCGGGATTTCATGCACAATCCTTTCGGCCTTCCCCGTAATCTGGCTGAACCTGTACAGCTCTCCATCCATCTCCCGGGCCCTCAGCTTGGCCTCAAGGTAATTATCAAACTTCTTCGCGTCCCAAAGGTACTTGCTCCATACGTGATTGTGAGCTGTTCTGTCCACGCGGATCAGCCATTCCTTGTTTTTCCCGATAATGTAATATTCCGGAACTTTCATCTTACAACCTCATATGCCTTCGCCATCGCTGTTTCAAGGATTCTGTGAAGTGAGCTCTTGGCATAGCCCGCGTTGAACTCCCGGTTCATGGCTGCTATGATCTCCTTCCAGCTCATTTCGTCAACGTATTTCATCAAAACCAGCTTTCGTTCACGCTCATTCATTGCGTCCAGCACAATCTCTACGAGATGCACGTTTTTTTCATTATCCTGAATCTCACGCTTTACCGCGTCCAGTTCCTCGTTGATCTGGTCGATGAATGCGCTGACCTTTCCCGATGCGATATCAATAGCCAGCCTCCCGGTCGGATCTCCCACGGTTGTTCCATGAGGCATGCCTGTTAAAGCTTGGCTCATGGATGACATATCCTCAACTATTTGCCCCTCGCATATCCTCAAAAACCTCTCCAGCATTTCCTGCTGTGAGCGGAGATATGCCAGCCTCGCTCGTGTCTGCCTGTGTTTTTTCATTATGCCTTCCAGTGTCTCTGGGCTCATAACATACCTCCGATCCGGATAGGGTATCACCGTACCGCCTTAATCCGGCTTATTAGTCCTGTACAACCTCAAGATGCAACCCAAACGCCCTCAAAATCTTCTGAAATGAGTAAAGCGTCGGATTGCGGTCACCTCGGAGAAATAGCGTAATCGCCGTGTACGATAGCTCGGCCTTTTGAGCAAGCTCCTTTGCAGTCATGTCCCGCTTTTTCATCTCGTTGTACAGCCATAGGTCAAACCGAAACCAGTTTCCATCATTCATAACTTTCTCCCTGTGAATCTCCCACTTGCTGTTTTTCCCGCCGTCCCGGCAAAACATCCGATGAATCGTCTGCGTTTTCAGCCCTGTGATCCGGCTGCATTCCCGGATGTCCACGTCCAGCGCAACCAGAAACCCGTCTCTGTATGCCGTGTACGTGTATATCTGACCTCTAATCATCGCCATGCAATCCTTTTTCCGCAGGAAGGACAGAACTTTGCATCCGCTTTCTGTGGGATTCTTAATCCGCAGAAACCGCAATAAGGTTTCCCCTGTCTCCAACTGGGCTTAACCGGCTCTTTTGCCCTTAAAAGGTAAAGTGCATCCCGCATTGCCATTGTTGCATTCATCCATCCGGGAAACTGATGCCATTCGATATCCTCTATCCAGCGGATCTGTGTTTCCAGATTGCTGATCGTCAAATCAAGATCCGGCATCTTCCGTCCTCCTTTCCCCGTTAGCGCAAAACCAATCATCTTGATTATTTATGTTTCCAGCTTCTTCTTGTATGCAAAGAACAGTGTATCGTTTCTTGCAATCCTTGCAACGGACAACAACTGGATTCCAATTCGGTAAACTCAAAAACGCCAATTTTAGTTTTTCATTTTCCTTATCGAGATTTTTTAAACGTTTTATTGCATCTCGTACTAGCGCAGCACAACCGGGCATTATTTCATCGAGGACTATTGCAAGGCGTTCAAGCTGCTCGTAAAGCAAATTGTTATCCATCGTTTTTCCTCTCCTCGTCAATACAGAACCAATCGTCATCCGGGTGTTTATCCCTAAATTTGTGTTTCCTATTTTCTTCGCACCACGGACATCCTTTATGGTTTCTGCACGTTCCATCTATAGCTTTACTCCCCGTGTATGCTTTCCTGTGTTCCTTTCCGTATTTAATTGCTTTATCAAGGCTCATTTCTTTCTTCTCCGTCAGCACAGAACCAATTACCATGCGTACAACCATTCTGGAAACATGGGCTGTCTGAATTTTCGCACAATCTGTCCGCTCCCCACCATTCGCAATCTTTGCATCTGACAACAGGAACAGCATCAACGGTTGGGGAAATGTCTTCTTCAAGAAAATAATCAATCGCGTCCCCAATGTCACAGGCTCGGCACGGAGCATCGCCTATTTCATAGCAAAATTGTATTTCGCCGTTCCTCATGCCCTTTCGCCTGTCACAATCTTTGCATCTGTACCCTCGCAAATATTTGATTGTTGCATCAGCATCAATCAATCTCATTTCACTTCACCGGCCTTCCCATTCAATGCTTTTTCCGCACTCATGGCAGTAATTCATTGACTCTGTGATTAAATGCCCACATTTTCCACACGCATGGATTGGATGCCCGAATCCATTTGTCCCTATCACCTTTGGTTCAACCGCTTCCTGCTCTTTCAGCAGTTCTCTACACATTTTCCAATCATGCTCAAGCGTGTAGTACATCTGATCTTGTTCTTTTATCACAGCAAGAATGTCTCGCAACGCTAGCAAGTCGATTGTTCTGTAGCATTGATTTACTGATTCACAAACGCTGATTTCCTCTTCGATAAGCCTGATAACCTTCTCCTTGTCAGACATCATCGTTCGCTATCCTCCTGATCTGCTTCATATAGCACAGCACCTTCAACATCTGCATGAACTCCACGCAGTCGATCTCCACCGTGCTGCTCCTTTTCTCCTGCATTTCATTCAGTTTCGCCCGCATATAGGTATAAAGATCGTCCATGTTCGCCCTCCTCAACAGTTTCCCGTATACTTTCTCCTGTGTTAATGGTGCCTTTAAGTTTCTTCCGACCAATCAATTTTCTGTCCGCATGATTTGCACTCTTCTTGCTTGTAATCAATCGCTTGCGAACAACACGGGCATTTGAACCACCACCATCCACGGTCATATATTGCAGTTTCCGTCTTTGGTTTCATAGGTTTTGATAAATCGTTTCCCATTTTCTTCTCCTGTGTTAATGTTGCCTTAAATCATTTCAAATATGCTAACTTGCTGTCCGTCTTTTCGCTTTGGTTTCCGTGGTTGGTATCCGTTCAGATTCTCTCCATATGCATCAATTGGATTAAGCGAGAAATCTGCGCACTGGTTTGTCCGTTTGGCGTAGGTTAATGAAAGCTCTTTTTCTTTTAACGTACAATAATCTCCATTTCCGGTAACGAACCATGAGCAATAACGACAATACTTTGCCATATCGTTTCCCTTCTTCCATGTATGAACCGCAGTTCTCACAATAATGCCGTTCTGCAATCCATTCTTCATACGGCACATTCGGAGAAACGCACCAAGTCCTTCCGCATTTGGAACAACCTATCAATCTGGGCTTATCGCTGTCTTCTTGGTTCTGCTCCCACCACGTTGCTGTCATGCTTTTATGCTTCAGCAATTTCATAGCTTTATGAATGCAATCTGGGCAATAGCTGTAATTCTCATATGGCAACCCATCTAAATGCCACGGAACAGAAACAGCGTGTTTTCCACATAAGAGGCACGTTGTGTGCATTAAACTATCACTCATTTCATTACTCCCATTCTGATTTAAAAGCATCATTTAACGCAATCCAACGCATTAACTGCGTTATGCAGCACAACTTGCGTTGAATCCTTGCTTACTTTATTTGTGTCTGAAGATGTATACCATACCGGATAACTTGGATATGTGATAGTTTCATATCGACCTTTCCCGTCCGTATATCCTTGAGTGTACGCATCGTCCAGCATTTTTTGCAGTTCATCCTTGGTTAGTTCAACTTTTCCATCTTTGTTTTTTTCAATAACGACAACTCTACTCATGTTTATTCCCTCCCGATTAAGTCCTTCAACCGTTTTCCCGTCCTCACCATCGCCAGCACAACCCAGTAGATATCCTGCATCTGATCGTCTGTCAGCGATTTCTCGGCGTGAATGATAATCTTGTTCCTGCCGTCCCGGCGCAAGAACACATCCTGCATACCGCTCTCAGGATCAGGCATCATAGCGTAGGTCATTCTTTCTTCCTTTCGTAAACCACCAACTTGCCGTTCTCGTCTATGTTGACTTCCTCCCGGTTCTCCCGCTGGGTCATCTTCTCAACACCGAACATTTTTGCGATATTGCATAAAGATTCATAGGAAGTCCCACCATCAATGTACCGATTCACCCACATTTTCAATGTTTCCATCTTGGCAGTGTCCGCAATCGGCAATCTTTCTATACTTTCCTCGATGCCCTTCTTTGTTCTCTCAACCATGAGCTGCATATATTTCGCCGTGTCTATAGCGTCCATCAGTAGCATATTCATGTCGTTAGCCATCCTTATTCACCGAGCATCACATCAGGATTAATGTCGGCGGCTACCAGCACATCCGTGATAAACTCATCCGGAACGTAAATCCCAGCCTGTGTGCAAACGGCGTACTGTACTTTGGCGATTGTCCGGATCGAGCTTCCTTGCTCGTGCATAGTTCTGGTAAGCACTTTTAGCAGGTTCGCAACGCCTCCGTGGCTGCTGGTCTTGATTTTCCCCGCCTGTGTCAGTTGTTTAGGCATCTGCGCTATAATATCGTCTGTCTTTTTCATAAACTGTTCCTTCCTCTTTCTGAAGTATGTTTCAAATTCTTCAACCAGATTGGAAAACGTACCGGATTGCTTTATCGCCGTTGTCCAATCACCGTATTTCTCCTTGATGTATCCCTCGCAGATAACCTCGCCCTTTCGGCTGAACAAGCCCGCCGCCATCCGCATCGGAGAACCGCTTTTCTGGCGCATAAACTTTTTCACGTAGCCGCTTTCATACACTGAAAACCTGTCATCCTGATATTCCTTGTAAAATCCGTCATACTCCCAATGCGGAATCATACCCTTACGAAAAACCACTGGTTCTCTGCCTGTTATAGATCGGCATTTGTCATAAATGTTCGGTCTGCACAGCCCTTCAAGCATTCAGAACACCTCGCTCTTTTCAGCATTCCTCCATTATCATCAGCCGGTTCAGGTCGTTTATTGCGTCATCAATCCAGCCTATTTTTTCTTGCAATTCATCAGCGCCCACACGTTCAGAAACGTTGAATCGCAGCCACAGTTTGAAATACTCGAGATTCCGTTTTGTTCTGTTCATTTCCATTTCATCGTCCTCCAAATATGTTTCATCGTTCGTCTGTTCAGCCCCGGAACCTTCCGCTTTTCCTCGGAGATTCTCGCCAGCTTTTCCTCGTGGTCGCGTTTCCAATCCTGATACCTTTTACAGAATCCGTGGCAAGTGATTGTTCGGTCGGTGCAGTACTGGCATGGCGATTTCATATGTCACCTCAATAGGGGAGTTCCTGCTTTTTATCAAACGGGGTCTGTACATCAACCCTCTGCATTCCGCTCTGGTCTGTATCCCTTGGTGACAGGAACTCAACGTGTTCAGCCATAACCTCCATGTTTGCCCGATGCTCGCCACTCTGCGTCTGGTATGTCCTCACGCTTACAAGACCAACCACGCAAACCTTCCGTCCCTTGGCAAGATACTTGGCACACAGTTCTCCGAGCTGATTCCATACGCTCACCCTGAAGAAGTCTGCCTCCGGCTGGCCTTCGATCTTTTTCATCCGGTTCACAGCTACCGTGAAATTGCACACGCTTTTCCCGTTCGTGGTGGAGCGAAGTTCCGGATCTCCAGTGAGGTTGCCGATAATCGTTAAGCTATTGATAAGTCATTCCTCCTTTTTGCTGATACACTATTTGTTCCTTCAGGTAATCGCCTAATTGATAATCCTCGTTATTGTCTCCCTTTGGGTAAGGTTGGATCTCGTACTTGAGAGCGTTCTTCCACTGCTTTTTTTCATTCTTCAGGTAGGTGCAGAAGTAAACGTACCGGTGCTTCGCGCTTCTCTTCTTCCTGATCCCTCGCGTCATGTCCTCGCTTGAGTAATGTCGGCTGTGCTTCCCATCTCCGGTGTAGATATCCGTCCTCTCGGTTGTTTGCCCGGTATACAGGAAATTGCAAGCCTGATAAATGTACCCATGATGATTCATTGCAGTATCGGAATACGAAACAATGATCCACCTCATAATCCGTAGTCTCCGAAGGCAAGCACTCACGAAACTTGACAGCGGTTTATCAAAGTCCTTTTCCCTACATAACCTGTTGAGTTCGTAAACACGTTCGGAATATTCTTTCCCACATATTCCTTCGCAAAGCGAGTTTGATGCAGGCTTCCCGAATGTACACACTGCCATCAAAGTCCCTTTCACGTACCAACCAAACGCTTTTGATATGCTCGGAACTCTCCCGGAATAATGCCTCGGCAGAAGAAATTGCGATGCAATCTCCGGAGATATCTCAAGCACCTCTCCAATCATTCGCCCCCCCCCTACATGGATTTTCATTGAACCCGAATAGGCTTGTCTGGCTAACCATTTCCATCGCATTACCCCTCTATTCCAAGTCTGGTCTTCCATCTTCTGAGTTTCTGTTTTTTCATCAGGTCAACGAACGTCCTGCTATACGTGATCTGATCCAGATAAAGCTCCACGTCCGCTATCTCTTCCATGAAGTTATCCAAAGCCGTCTCTTCATCAATCGGCGTTGGGTTTGTCTGATCGTAAAACCTCCGCAGTTTCAATGATGCCTGTGCCAGCTCACTGCATTCCTCTGCCAACCCGGCGAGCAGTTCAGGCAATGGCAATAATGGTCTGAACATCCTACACCTCCCGTATCTGAATTCCGTACCGCTGATACATCAATGCCCGTTTGATCCGGTATACGTCCGTTCTCGTGCCGTCCGATTTCACATCTTCCACCACGGGAGTATCGCCCTCCGAATAAACGAAATCAGCGATATACGAAACGGATCTTGCAACCAGCTTTCCGTCTGCGTCCCTCTGGCTGGGAACCAGCTCGAACCGCACCTGTCTTGATAATCCGGTAATGAGTCCCGCTTTCTCCATGAGCTTCAGTTCGCACCATCTATTGGCTTCCTTCTTGGAATCAAACCGCTCCCCGTCAATCTCCGTAATCTGGTTGTGGTATTTGCGGGTAGTTGAGCGTGAGATAGTCTGTCCGAATATATCCCTTGTTTGTGTAGCTCCATTCTCGCCCAATCGCATAAACCATCACCTCCGTTCCGTCTTTCAACCATTTCCTGCGCTTGCCGTTGATGTATACCCGGCTGGCAACCCGTCCTGATGAATTGATCTGGCATAATCCCTCACTGATGAAAACCGGATCATTTACCAACAATCCCTTGTAGATCCAGCCCTCTGCCAGTTCCAGATTCAGATTGATAATGTGCAGGTATCCGTTCCTCTCAATCCCGTCTGTCTCAACGCTATCTCCGCAGGTTCTGTAACCAAGCACCTCGCTGTTTTTCCGGGGGCTGATCCGCACATTGATTTCCGTTGTCGGGCCGCATAGAACATACATGGTGTCCGCGAATGCGTGGTTGTACAGGCACAGTATCAATGTCGCAACGCAGATCGCCATGCAGGTAATGAGCAACAGTTTGATAATCAGGAAAATGTCCCGCCTCACAGCGCCCCCGCCTCCTTCATCATCTCAATCATCCGGTTTCTTGCTTCATCCTGCGTCTGCGTGTATTCCCGCTGCTCATAATCCTGAGCGGGAACCGTTCGAAGGTTTCGGATAGTTCCGGTTTTTACTTCATCCTCCCAGCGTTTCCCATTCAGCCATGTTGCAGGATACGGAATGAACTGCCCTTCGTTCTCCTGCCATTGAGGCGATTGTTTCTGCTTCTCAATAGCCTTCAGCATGGTTGATAAAAGATCATCGTCCGCTTTCAGCTTTTCAAAAGCCTTCCGTGCGTTTGCCTTTCCTTCATGTCGTGGGTATGCGTTCCAGAATCGGTCGAATAATATCCCTTTATCTTTTTCTTTATCTTTATCTTTATCTTTATAGGCTTTTGTTCGCTTTTCTTCGGTTTCGTTCGGTTTTGTTGGGTTTTTTTCGGTTTCATCTGCTTTCATTTGATTGCAATCGCTATCATCCGGTTCCTTTTGCTTTCTTGGTCTGCCACCCTTGGAACCATTGATTCTGTTGGTTTCGCTGGTAGCAAGCTGCTTTTCTTCCATTCGGTCTATATCGCTTGCAATAAAATCAAAAGCAATTCCTTCGTTGTCAATGAAGTCGGACATTTCATCGTATCGTCCGGCGTGATAAAGCATTAGTTGGCGAAAAAGATTCCCTACCTCTTCGTTACTCAACCGCTTCAGCCTGTCGTAATAATCATCGTGGCAGATAAATCCTGTCATCGTATTTACACCGCCTTTTTGTACCTCATGTAATACTGGGTCTCTCCGTAGCGGTTTGTCCCGCATGCTTTGTTTTTGATAATCTTGTGCCCGCTCCGGATGAGCTCGCCCACCCGGGTCGATAACTTGGTGATCCCAAGTTCCGTAAAAGCCTCCATCGGGGATATACTCCCGTGATCATCCAGATAGCTCAGGATCCTCTGATGCTGTGTCATGTCGGTTCCTCCTGTTCACAAGTGTCTGTATAGTCTCGCTGGAGATCCGGCCTACTCATGATGTCATCCAGTTCCCCGGAATCTCTGGTGCAGTTAATGCCGTCATAGTACCTGCAATCCATGCACATTTTCATTCCTCCTCAAACCAGTCCTCCCACCGGGCATCCGGATCCGTCTCGTGATCCTCACAGCAGTCAGCGGGGTATCTGTCATCTGTGTCGGGGTTATAGTAGGAATCATCCGCATTGTTCCAATCGAGGGAACAGGCCTCGTGCCTCGTGTCGTAGTGGATGCAGTTCCAACACCCCTTCGGAGCCTCTTCCTTTTCAAGCTCGCCTCGCATATCGGCTTCGTATTCTGCCTTGCAGGAATAGGTCGTGTTTTTCATCCACGGATCCTCCATCGGAACGTTATCCTCATCGTTGTAGATGTACATTGACAGCCCTCCTTACTTCGTCAGTTCGTCTACGATAAAAGCCAACTTGTTTGAAATCGCCTTCAGGTGTTCATTCTGCTCTTTCAGGAGCTCCCACATCCGGTTGGATTGATAAAACACCGTGCTTAGGGGAGGAGTGGCTGGTTCCTGAGGTTTCGGATCTTCCTTCTTTTCCTCGTTCTTCCTTTCGTTTCTTTTGGCGAGTGCGATTGCGGCGTTCATATTTTTGTATTCATCATAGCTTTCGGCTTTTTTGATCCGCTGAACGGTGGATGTCGATATGCTGAGGTAGTCTGAAACTTCCTCATATGTAGCGCCACCGTTAAGCATGATTTTCACTGCATCGAATTTCTTTCTATCAACGTTCATTCTCATTGTTAGCCCTCCAAATAGTTCTTCCGAATCAGTTTCATCCATTCTTCTCGTGTGTGTGTTGCCTCATAAGCCATCTGCGCTTCGCGTTTCAGGAGAAGGTTCGTTTCCTTCTCGTACTGAGCGCCTTTTGCCCCCGTATGGCAATCGTGGCACAACCAGAGCCAAAATCCCTCACGCTCACTGATCCTCCGATTAGCTGTCCCGGCGAATACGTGGTGCCTCTCCAAGCAGGTCTCCCGTCCGCAGAGAAAACATTGTTTGTCCGTCTGGATTATGCTTTTGCCCATTGCGCCAGTAGCCTTTCCTGATCCTGTTTCCCGAGCGGTATCTGGATCTGCATTTGCTCTGCCTGATCCACGAGCCAGTCCAGCAGGATTTTCATTTCGTCCGCTGTGTAGGTGCTGGTACCGTAGTACATATGGATCAGTTTGTATCCCTCGAGCTTGCTATTGTCCACCACCTCGATAAACCATCCGTCCCCGTTACTGCTCCAGCGCCTCATCACCGTTTCAACGTCCTCGGCCTTGAGAGGGTATGGGGTGTAAACGCCAACTGCCTTGATAGCCTCCCGGTAGATCTCTTCCTTGGATCTCGGTGGATTCAGAGCCCTTCCAATGTCCGAGCACAGCGCCCAGCAGAAATTATTTGCCGTCAGGCTCCGTTTCTTGCTCGCCTTCTTGATCTCAACGGTCACGTCCTGTCCATTGAGTTTGTCGAATGTGCCCCGGAAATCGGAGGTCACCGTGATGGTCACGTTCTGTGAGCCATCACGGTTGATTGTCAAATCCTTGAGCCTACCAGTCATTTCTTTTCACCACTTGGCTTGAAATTTTTGTAGATAGCCTCGAATGTGTCGTTGACCTCCTGAACGGTTTTCATTTTCTTGGCATTCGGGAGCACACCGCCATCCTGAAGGGCTTCCCTGTAGCCATTGAAAACTTTCAGTGCATCGGTACTGTCGGAAATCCCGAACGCCTCCATGAATACATCCATACAGGATTTGAAGGCCGCTTCCACCGTTGTTGCGCCTACGGTCGAGGAAACAGTCACTTCAACTTTCTCAGCCCTTGGAGGGGGAGTGAACGGCCTTTCCTCGGTCGGCTTGATATCGAGAGTTGTATTGCTGTTTTTCGGATTCCTTGGCGAGAGGGAATCATCATCCGAATCCTTGGAATCATCGATCATCAACAGGGCATTGAGAGCGTATTTCCGGGCATAGGAGCTGCAAGCCCCGGTGATCTGGCACCCGTCCATGCCTTTTTTGGTGTCATCCTCCCGCGCATACGCAACAGCGGAAACGCTTTCTTCGCCGTCCGTCAGGGTAACTGTGGCCTTGATGTAGATCCTGTCCCCGATGACCACGGGCTCATCATTGATAATCAATACGAGGCCGTTGAGCAGGGGTTTCACGGATTCAAGGATGCCCTCCGCATTCCTGTAGGCATACTTCCCGAAGGAGTTGTACAGGTTCTTCGGAGCCTTCAGTTCTTGCTGGATTCTGGCGAGTTCACTGTAGATTTTTTTCATTTGACCGTTCTCCTTCATCATGCTATAATGACAGGGTGATATTGTTGTTAGCCCTTCAATTCACAGCCTCTCTGCAACGCAGAGGGGTTTTCATTTTCCCGGGAATACCGGATTGTTGTACCCAACCACCGGAAACAGATCCGGTTCCCTGCGGTTCAGCCATCTCCGGATCCGGCTCATGATTGTTACCCTGCGCCCGATTTTCTTGGCCCGCATCGGGCAGTACACGTAACGGCTGGTCATTCTCTCCACCCCCTCGAATAGTTTTTCTGCATTTCCTTCAGGTCGCACTCGATGCCCTCGAGATCCTGCACGTAGGATTCCAACTTGTCACCCATCGGGGTATCCGGAAGCTCGGAGGCCGCGTCCATCACGAAGTTGATTGCCCGGTTCAGGTGGCTGATCGCCGTTTTCAGGAACCTGCTGGCCTCAATCAGTTCCTGCTCATTCGGATCCGGAGCGTTCAGGTCTTCCCACATCCGTGCGCTCTCTGCCTCGTACATCTCCTGTGTCTGCCAAAGCGTCATGCTCCAGCACCTCCTTCGTCCAGAATCCTGTTTGCGATTTCGTAAAACATCCGGAAAACGCCAGAGTTCTGGCTTTTCTCAACGTAATCAGCCAACGGATTGGTATTATCAACCTCAACCTCACATTTCCTCATGGTCTTGTAGGCAAGCCCGTGCGCTTCCCATTTATCAATTCCGTCAGCGCATATTTCCCGATTCCTCAGTGCGTAGTACATCATGTCAACGCCCTCGTTAAATCCCTTTTCGCACTGCTGGAGGACATAGCTGCTTAACGGATCAATGCGCTCAAGGCTTTTTTCCCGTGCATCCGTGATAATTTTCTCGAAATCAGTCGCGGAGATCATCATCTTTATTCGCCTCCATTTCCGTCTTGTTAAGAACGTACACAGCATCGGCGGTTTCAGGCCCCTTGATGGAGAAGAAATTGAAATAACCATCGCTCGCGTGAAGGCTTATGCCCTCGATATCGTCCATGTACGCCTTTGCAGTGTCCCAGATGTCATGCAGGTAGCCCATGATGAGATTCTCGCACTCAGTCCGTGTCATTTGTTAGCCCTCCGTTTCATTTCTTCCCGGATCATCCAACCCGGCATTACCATTTTCCGCTGTTCCCACTCCCGGATCGCTCGCTCGCTCACCATCAACGGCTGTTCGATGTGTACCATCTGCCGGATGTATTTCCGGGCAGTGGCAGGATTGCATTGGTAGCGCTCCTGTATGTCTCGCACCGAGTAGAGCCGTTCCATGGTGTCAACCAGCCTCCTGATCTGTGAGTTCCTCAACCTTTACGCCCAGAGCATCTGCGATTTTTTCAAGCGTCTCCGGCTTTGCCCCTCGCCTGTTGTGCTCAAGGTCGCACAGGTATGGCTGGGAGATCCCCGCCTTGCTCGATAGGGTGGTTTGCGTCACCCTGAGCCGTTTCCGGATCTTCCGGATCTGATACATGGCTATTTTCACCTCCAATATCCTTAAATAGCTGTCCTACAAGAATATAGCATTTTATAGCCAAGAAGTAAATAGCTAAAATGTTAAAATTATATTGCAATTATTGCTATAATCGTGTAAAATTTTATCGAACGGAGGGGCTGAAAATGAATATCATAAGGGAACTTCGCAAGAAGAAGGGCATCCAACAGAAAGAACTATCAATAGAAATCGGAGTTTCGCAACCAACAGTCAGCGATTGGGAGAAGGGGAAGAAAGATCCGTCCAGCGAGTCTCTAAAAAAATTAGCCGAATATTTCGGGGTTGATGAGCTTGTTATCCTCGGGAAAGGCGTTGTGGATCTGGCGAGTAACGAAAGTGTGATGCCTAAAACGCCTGAAGCCCGGATCATATCCGAATGTATTGATAATATGCCGGAGGAAAAGCGCAAACAGGCTCTGAGCATTTTCTCCACCATTTACAACTTAAAGGGAGGAAACAACGAATGACACCTGATTTCGACAGGGCCGCAACTCTGGCTGCCGAAACGCTCATCAAATATAACATCTGCTCATCTCCGGTTTCGCCGTTGCCGATTCTCAAAAAGATGAAGGGCGTTATCGTTGTTTCATTTGCGGAAATATCTGATAGCATCGATATGGACAGGAGCGAGCTCATTTCCATGTTTAATGTCAATCAAGATGCGGTGACATCTGTCCATGTGGATGATGGAAAGCTCCGATATGTCGTGGCCTACAACCAGAGGCTACCGTTTTATATGTTGCAGAGAGGATTATCAAGGGAGCTCGGTCACATCATGCTGGGTCACGATGGATCCCGCCCAGCCCATGTGAGATACGCTGAGGCGGTATGTTTTGCCTATCATCTGCTCTGCCCTCGGGCGCTCATCCACGCTATGCAGGAGTCTGGAGCGAAACTAACCATAGAAACCCTCGGCAACCTTACCGGGTGCTATGAGCGTTGCCTCTCTGGAATGAGAAAAACTCCAGCCACGCACGTCCCGGCAGAGCTAAATAAGAAGGTCGCGGAGCAGTTTGCTGAGTACATTGATAATTTTCTGGATTACCATGCTGTCATCGCCAAAGATGATGATTCCGCGTTAGCTGATTTCGGCACATACATGGATGGATACGAGGAATAACAATGCCACGCCCCAAAAAACAGAAACTGAAGAAGCGCAAGGATGGGCTGTACGTTTGCCGGTATAAGGATCAGTATTTCTATGGGAGGGATCCTGAAGAGGCTCTGGATAGGCGGGAGGAATACAAACGTCTGGAGAGTCAGGCCGTTATTTCGTCCTCTATCGTACGAGATTACTCCAATAAGTGGCTTCCACGGGCGCACCCAAACATTTCCCCGTCCACGATGACAGGGCTCAAAATCCACGTTACAAAGCTCTGTAGAGTGATCGGGGATTACAGGCTGGATGAGGTTGTCCCGTCCCATATCAAGGAAGTCTACACGCGGGAATACATCGGATTATCAAACTCGTACATCAAGGCTGGGAGGCAATTGTTCATCTCTCTGTTTGATTCGGCGGTTGCGGATGGGATCATCCGGACAAACCCGGCCCGTGACAGAACCGCGAAGCCTCACAGGGGAACAGAGGGAGGTCACAGGGCTATCACGGATCAGGAGCGCGAGTGGATCAACACCTACTGCCATGATCACAGGGCATACCCGGCAATCATTACCATGCTCTACGCAGGGATCCGGCCTCAGGAAGCCAAAGCCCTCACCATTGAAAAGGCCCTTGATGGGGATGTCCTGCATATCACGGAGTCAGCTCACCGAAAGGGCAACAACCAGTACGAGATTACCAATAAGGGCAAGACAAAGAACGCCATCAGGGATGTCCCGGCGTTCCCGCCCGTCAAAGAGGCTCTTTCTAATAGGAAAGGATTGCTGATCACCACTGCCAAGGGAAAACAGATTACGTCCACTACATGGCGCAACGCAATGGATTCCTACCGCACCTGCATGGAAACCGCAATAAACGGCATGCACAAAAGATGGTACGGGCGAACAAAAGAGCACAAAGCCATCCTTGAGGCCGGGGGAAAACTCCCGCCGTGGATAGAGTTTACGGTTGTCCCCTACGATCTCAGGCATAGTTTTGCCACTTGGGCAAGGGATCTTGGCGTGGAGCTCCACACAACCATTGAGTGGATGGGGCACTCCGATGCCACCATGATAATGAAAATCTACGATGAGGTCACCGACAATCGGAGCAAAACGGAGGCAGAAAAGGTCTTAAAAATCGCGTTTCGTGGTGCAAACGGTGGTGAAGAAGATCCGGAAAGCTCTGAAATGATTGATAAATAAGGGGCTCTGGCTCCTATCAGTTTCGGATTCATACCCGGAGTGTCATAGGTTCGAGTCCTATTTGAGCCACACGAAGAAATCCCTTGAGATCAACGTCTCGAGGGATTTCTTCTGTCTATCCGTGAACATCAAAAACTATCAATTTGTGACAATTAAAATCAAAAAATGGTGGTGAAACGGTGGTGAAAAGCCCCGGGATCACTCCCGGAGCCGTTCCAGAACCGTGTTGTACAATTTTGGGTGGATCGATTTGATTGTGTCCATCATGTCATTGAGGATCAGCATTGCCTGAGAAAAATCTTTTTTCCGAAAAATTTTCAGAAATTCGGAATCTCCGTCCAAAATAATTTCTATAACAGGCTCCGGAGCCTCTGGCGGTGCTAAATGATCCCGCACCACATAGAGCATTGCCAGCTTTTCGATAGTCGAAAACGAGGCTGGCTGTGCCTCCAGTTTGATAATCTCGCGGTTGATCTCATCGAGCATATAATCACGAACCCTTGAACATATCCTGATACATTTTCACGTCAGCGGCTTTTTCGATCTGCCGTTCATGAATGTAATTATAAACTGCCAGCATATCAGCCGGGGGTTCGCCTTCCTTTTCCCGGTATTCCCGGATAATCTCAACAACAGCCCCGTGTAGCCGGTTCATATGATCCATTTCCTCACTGGAAAGAGAACTAAACAACCGGGCAAGTGTCGGGCGTTCGTCTTTCATTTTCAATGCACATTTGATATATTTCAGCGCGTCAGACAACTCATCGTCAATCTTTTCGGTGAGGCTTTTGATAATCTCCATAAAAATCCTCCTTACGCTTTCTCAACCCGAAGGCTCACGTTCTGCACATTCCCGGCTCCTTCCAGCAGAACGAGCGTGAGATTGTCCACAGAATCGCAACAGCAACCCTGCCGGATTGTGGCCTCAATGGGCAGTGTTACCGGATTGCTCGCCGCCGAGGCATAGCCGTAGGAAATTGCTCCGGGCAACTGGGCACCGTTCACAAACAGGCCAGCGGTCACATTTCCAATGGCAGTAGGGGAGACAGTCACATTGCCCGTAATGGTGTAATAGCCCTCGCCACTGCACTCAATGGCATTTCCGGACAGTTTGAGATTGCAACCGAACCGCCTCTGTACGGATCCGAGGGGAATAATGCTGTTTTCAATAACCGCCTGAGTTGAGGGGTTTGCTACCTGAATAAGGGATCTGCTCATATTATCATTCCTTTCTATAAAATAGGCGGGACATTTCTGCCCCGCCGTGCATCCTCGCCGGTCGGGCGTGTTTCTGTTGATCAGATGTTATTGCATCCGCAGCTCATGGGCGGGAAATAACCGCCGTTGAATGACCACGAGTTGGGATAGCGCAGAACGTTGCTCGTAGCGTTCTGGAGCTGGAGGGCAGAAACCTGCGCCTGAAGGCTCTCAATTTTATCCTGCGCAATCATGTCCTTCACGCTCTGAATCTGTGCGGTGAACGCCGCATTGGTCGCGGCATCGCGCATGGCTCCGTTATAGTCATTCTGCATGACCCGCTGTTTGACATCACAGCAGCAACTCTGCATCTGTCCGGCAAGGCTGGTCAATGCGGTTTCGACCGTGCCAAATTCCCGAATCAGCGAAGCGTTGCCGTCCTTGATGGCGTTGATAGCGTTCGTTGCGTTCTGCGTGGAGGCCGCGATTGTCTGCGCAGTTCCGTTCGTCACAGCGGAGAGAATATCTCTGGTCTGCGCCATAGTATTCTGGTTATCAAATCCACGCTGCATATCTGCATTCAGTGCGTTCACGCCACCATTGTTCCCGCCGAAACCGCCGAACCCGCCATTGAAAATCCCTAACAGGATAAGCAAAGCGAAGATCCCGCCCAGTCCATTCAGCCCGAAGCCTCCGTCACTGCCCATAGGGTACACGGGGGTAATTCCAGTAGAAGAATCCATAATTAATTTCCTTTCTGTTTTTTATTTACTCGCCGTTCGTCTGCGCACAACGTCCGGTCTGTATCACACATCCTTCCTCGCCTGTAATGGCGTTTTTGGCCTCATTTGAGTGCGTCTACGAATTCCTGATAGTCTATCCCTTTTTGCTCGCAGACAGCCCGTATTGCCCCGTCTACGCTCCCGTATTGATTGATTATCTGCTGCACTTGCGGATTCTGGTTCATGATCTGGTTCAGCATCATTTGCGGGTTCTGCAAAGATCCGAGCATCGCCCTCGCTTGCTTAACGCCTTGTATCACCGGGTTTGTTCTGATCCCTAACTGCTGGAGTATTTGCGGCATTTGCATTCATGAATTCCTCCAATTTTTTAATTCTTCCCTCAAGGCTCCCGTAGTCAGGAGCCGGTGCCACCTGATGAGGCGTGATGTCATACGCCGATACGGTTTTGTATCCTGCGCCATCACTGGTTACCAGCCACACCATGAGTCCGGATTCATCCAGTAACAGAGCAGAACTGTTCGGGCCGAGCTGGTATGTTCTCGCTCCATTCTCGCCGTTCACACGAACAACCTGCGTCTGGTTTGTAAAGGACATATTTGTCCCTTGCAACGGTTGCATTCCATACGGGTTCAAATATGGATTCTGAAAATTCATAGTCCATTTTCCTCCTGATATCTCGTTTCCTCCTCAACGCTTTCCACGTAGCGTTCAAAGTCAAACAGGTTTCCGGATCTTTTATATGTCCCATATACGCACAGCGCAACATCTCGTGGCATTCCGCAGTTAATCAGCCGTGCGATCAATTTATTCATCGGATCACCTCCGCTTATATTTTCCAATAAAAAAAGCCCTCTGGCGAGGAAGCCAGAAGGCAAGATGGGGGAACATTTTGTGCAATTATTTTTCGTTGATGTATTTCATGATGAAGTCTCTCACCCATGGATTCAGTTCGATGTCCCGGGCGCTTTCTTCTGCGATCTCGTAGAGCCGAGCAACCGCATTATCAATGTACGTGGATCCTGAGTACGGGCTGTTGACACTATACAGGGATTCGCGGTTGTCCTCAATTATCATGTCAACACAGTAGCAATGCTCTTTCTCTTCCCACATAAGCACACTGGCCCTTTCGCAAAACTTGCAAGTCATTCCCTCGGAAGTCCAATGCCACGTCTGTTTCGCGGATTTGGTTTCAACCGCCAACTTGATAAAAAAGTCATGAAGTTTCGTAACCGTTGTGGAATGCGGTTCGCTGATCAATGTTTCAATGGTAGTTCCGAGAGCGTCCGCAATCCTGCCGATTTTTTCAACGCTGCAATTTCTCTTCCGGGACAAGTAACCAACGGAAAGCCCCGCCATCCTCTCAATGTCCCCGAGTTGCAACCCTTTTTGTTTCGCAATCTCCTTCACGTTGGAATAAAGGTTAATCAGGATTTCCGAGTTGTTCTGTTTCCTATTCATCGTCAGCCCTCCTCACTGGAACTTGAAAGTTTCCCGAACGCCCTTGAGGCTGTCCCAAGCAGCCTGATAGCTCCCGAACCTCTCCCGGTAGTTCTTTGCGATAATTTCACGCTGATACCGGAAGGTTTTGCCGTCCACATGGAAACCAACCTCTTTGCCGATCTGAACCGTGATTGCCCTCATGAGATTTTCAAACCGCTTCCTTGTCATTTTCGGCCTCCGTTTCTCCGGGGGATTTAGCCGCCCCCGGTCGGCGTTTTGTCAACCCACAGAGGAGAGGAACTCATCGAGAGCCTCTTCAGCGCTGGCGTTGTAGGGCTCCGGATCCTTCGTCCCAACCTCAACCTTGCACCGGTTGATGAATGTCTGCTTGATGCCCCGGAACTCATCGTGTCCCTTCACCGTCCCGGTCACCTTCCGCACGAGCTCGAGGTCATCCGGGAGGCAGTTGATGTTGCTGGCCCTCCACATAAGCACGTTGCCTTCCGTGCTCACGAATTTCACAAGCCACATCAGGCCGTAGTCGGTTGCCCAAGAGGTCACAACCTGCGTGGAGGCTACATCGAAGGTGATCCGCTCGCCGTCCTTGCCAACGTGGCAGGAAACCTTCTCGCGCTCTTCCTTGGCCTTCCGCTCGGCCTCCCGAGCAAGGCTCTTGTTCCAACTCGGGATCAGGGAAGCGAGGATCCCGTAGTGCCAGTTCCGAACCTCGCCCATGCTGCATACGAGCTTGAGGTTGTGCAGGTAACTGCTGTGGCTGTCATCCTGCGCCTCAATCCACGCGAGAGCCTCTTTGGCTTCCTTCACGGCGGCGGGGGAGTCGGCGTTGAATCCGATCCGCTCCATCTCCTCTTTGACCTTGTAGAACCGGTCATAGTCGGGGAAGAACATGTGCTTCCGGTTGTGGGCCACATCGTAGAAGCTCCCGGCCCGAGCTGCGGTGGAGAGCCTTCCTTCCTGCCCCTTCGGAACGAACCCGAACAGCCGGATCGTCTCGCTCATGAACCGAGTCACCTCTTCGACATCGTAGTACTCAACCCGCCCGAAGAACCCGCAGCCACCAGAGGGGATCTCTGCTTCCGCTTCCTCGAGGCCGGTGAACAGGCTCTGGTAGAACGCGATCATCTCCGCGCTCATGCCGTGGGTGTAATCCTTCAGGCATCCGCGTCCAACCTGCTTGATTTCGCCGGTTTCGGTGTTCTTCACGAGGTACAGATACTTGCGCCAGACATTCCGTCCGCAGTGCTCGCAATAGGCATCGCTGGTGTAGTACTTCGTGGGAACCTCAACGTCCCGGGCACTGTTGATCAGGTTGCCCTTCTCGGTGCGCTCAACGCTCGCCAACCACTCCCAACCGTTCATCTGGGCTTTGCCCTCGGCCTCAACCTCCACATAGCGGAGCTTGTGGAACTCGCCTTCGGAATCCTTGACATTGCGGAATTCCTCGTTGCCAGTCAGGCGATAAGTGAACTCGAGGCCGTACTTCCGGCACTTGTTCTGAACGGTCTTCATTTTCTTCTCGAGCTTCTCGAGGAAGCCCTCCCAAATCATGTAGGTCACTTTTCGCTCCTTCCCCGGCTGTCCAGCCGCTCCCCGGTGGGGGCGAGGCCCATTCCCCGCCCCTGATTATTCTATCACTATGCGCATAGTGTGTCAACGATTTTTTTAAATGAAATACCGCCGATATGTCGGCGGTACATCGGCGGTACATCGGCGTTATACGCTCCGGTGCATTTCCGGCTTCCACTCGGAAACCTTGCGGGAGAGAATGCGCCATTGGGTGGGAACCTCCGGGAGCTCTCCGCTGTTCCACGCATCAATCGCCTTTTCCATCAATTCCCGGGCTGATTCGAAGCTCTCCGTTGCGTTGATGAATCCGCAATAGGGGATCCTGCCCCGCATCCAGTGTCCATGCCGAAACATTTGCACCTGATATTCTCTCATCTCGCTTACCTCCTCTCAATCACGGTCAACCCACAGGTGGAGGCACTTTCCGTGCCCGAACACGTCAGGGCCAACAGCGAACTGGATCACGTTATAATCGCCCCAACCATCCCGAGCAGTCATAACCGCCATGTACTGAGGAGTGTGATCGGCCTTAAAGGTGCAATCCCGGATAGCAACGCCATCCTTCTCGTCACGAGCCAGCATCAGGAAATCGCGCACTTTGATATCCATAGTCCCTCCTTTCCCCGGGATTAGCCGCCCGGGGTCGGCATTGTCATTAGGAAACCCAGCTACCGTAACCAGTGGGGGCGGGAACCGGGAGATCCGGAACAACCGGGGGCTTAATCGGAGCCCGCTTTTTCCGGGTCTCAGTCGGCTCCACCTGCGCGGAGGAGAAGAAGCAAGCTTCCTTCCGGAACATCTTCAGCTCCGTCTCATCGGTGTCGTTGCCGTCACCGTCCTTGATAACCTTCTCCGCGCCCTTCCAGATCGGGAACCGGGCAACGGCCTTCTCGCCCTTCTTCACGCTGAACCCGAGGTTCTTCCAGCAAGCAAAGGTGTGGATCGGTTCAGGCTCCATGATCTCGTACTCCTCGCCGTCAGGCCCCGCTACCGTAAGCGTCCGGCCCGTGGAGCCAATCACCCCGGCGTTCATGAGATCCACGCTGTTCCAGAAAATGATCATCGCGTTCGTCATCGTTAGCCCCTCCTTATCACTTGAAAAAATATTTCACATCCGCATCGCACCGAACCGTTGTCGGATTGTGCCCATTGAGAAACACGGTGCACTCGCTGTACCTTGTGCTGTCAAGGATCCACCGGACAACCCTCTCAAGATCAATCGAATCGGGAACCTTGAAGCAGGTACTCTTGATCGTGGAGAAGTAATCATAGCGGTTATCAACCGAAACGATCCGGTCGAACTCCTCATCAGCCTTCCGCTCAACGATTCCCCGGGTGGCAAGAAGTGCCTTCACCCTTGCGAGCTCCTCGAGCATCTCGAGCTCATACGCATGCCGCCTGTCGGCGTTTGCTCTGATCTCCTCGCGCCACTTGGCCTCGTACTCACCGCTCATCATCGTTAGCCCTCCAATCTCCGGCGTTCTCCGGGAGCCGGTTCCCCGGTGGCCCCTCAGGGGGGCCCATAGACATAATAGCACTATGCGCATAGTGTGTCAACAAAAAAATAAAGATCCGGGATTTTATTTCCCGGATCTCGCCATGTCATCTGAAATAAGCCCTTTGATGTACCCGGTCACTTTCCCAGATCCCTTCTTGTCCAGCCATTCCAGCAGTCGTGCATCATCCTCGCTGTTTCTGTTAAACGGGATATATTTCCGCGTGATGTTGTCTCTGGCGTACCGGATATCATAAGCCTGTTTCTTGCTTTTAGCCTCCGGGCTCAGGTGCCTACTCATTGTTTTTCCTCCTGCTACCAATATAATTCCCTGTCCGGATCCGTCTGTCTACGTCCGTTTCGTGTTCGTCTATCAGCCAGTCACGGCCTATTTTTTGTGCGGTCTTGTATGCGCCTCGCTGGCATTTGTGCCGGACATTATCATGCCTCAACCCATTGCGCTCGGCGTAATCCTTGATTGAGATCAGGGCCATTGGATACAACCTCCTTTTGGGAGATTGTATCCTGTTCCCGGATCATTGTCAAGCCGTTAGGCAGAGTGTGCTCCCGGTAGAGAGGAAATAGTCCGCGTGGTCGCAAACGGCATCGTATTTCCGGCTGGCGTTCTCGCCCATGAAGCTGTCAACCGTCCTCTTTTCCTCTGCGGTCAGATCCCGGTAGCGCTTTTTCCCGAAGGCCGGAGGAAGCCACATTTTCCCTTTGGCTGCGAAGATGTTAAATTTCGCCAGCAGATCCATGTTCCGGAATTCGAGGTGCGCCGTGCCCTTTTTGTAAATCGTCAGGTAGAAGTACTTCGTTTCGATCTTCTTTGTCTGCCCGTTTTCCTTTGCCTCATCCAGAATATCCCGGAGAGGCTTGCCGTCAATCGTTCTCCCGCCGTCCAGATAGTTCATGATTTTTTCGATGTCAGAGAGCTTGTCCCGGATCCTCCACCAATCGAAGCTCCCCCAAACGCTGTCCCAGAGATACATCGGGATGATTACCTTTTTGTTCACGGCGAATGCGTCATTGGTTTTCCAACCATCAAAATAGTGCCGGTTCTGGGAATTCTCATCTCGCCACGAGTATTTCCGAGTCCAGTCATCGAACAGGCTCATGATTGTGCTCTCTACCCCGTCATTTACGCGAGCGTTCATCTGTACCATGATCTCGTAAATGTTGAAGGAGGAAAACTCGTAATCCTGCAACCTGTCAATCTGCTTCTGAAGATCATCCCGGAGGTTTGTGGTAAGCTGGCCCATGAACTTCGGAGCTCCAAACAGGGCGCTCCAGTATTTCGCCCGGGTGCGCCGAACAAACACATTCACGGAGGGGGCCTCTTTCCCACACGAAAGCTCCAGCGTGGTTCCGTAGGCTTTGTCAGAGGTTATTGAGCTCTTCAGGAGCTCGTTCATGGCTCTCCATTCGTTTATCAGGGCGATTCCGCACTGGATCTCGTAATTGTACCGATCCACAATGGCCTCGATAAAATCAGCCTTTGATAGGTCATTGACATCGGAGCCCATCTCCACATACTTGTGTCCGGCGCGGAGGTTGTCCATGATAAAGCTGGGCCGTTCCTCCGCAATCGGCTTGCGGTAGGAGATCAGCGCAACCTCAACGCCCGTCTTCCGCTCCGCTGTCAGGAACTCTCCGGGGAGGTAGTCGATCCTCGCATCCCCAAGAGCCTTCAGAAGCGCTCTGCGGGCCTCAGAACACGGGTTTTTGAGGCTTTCAGCGTTCAGAAGGGCAATCATCTGTCCACCGTCTGCAAGCAGTGAAATGGCCTTCAGAACATGATTAACGCCGTCCTCGAACGGGGGGTTCATCAGGATCAGAGAATACCGCTTTGCTGTCGTATATGTCAGGAAATCCCCGTGAACAACCCGGAGCCCCTTCTCGTTCAGAATCGCCCGGAGGTTCGGGTCAATCTCCACGCAGTCCAGATCCACCTTTGAAATGTCCTCATCGGCGCGGTAGCCCCTCCGGGAAACAGCACGTTTTGCTGCGGGAATCGCAAGATCGCCTTTCCCGGCGCTCGGCTCGAGGATGGAGCTAACATACGTCCAGTCTACCAAGTCCAGCATTTTCTGAACAAGGTGAGCGGGGGTGGGATAGAACCCACCCTCCGCTTCGGGGGTTGAAATGTAGTTCATGATTTCGTTCATCACAGTTCCTCCCTCCCGTGCAGGATGTCGTACCAGTAATCGCCTTTCAGGATAACCTCCAGCACATTGTCAAACATCGGATACTTCCGGATCCGGATGTTCGCAACCACGGAGTCCGCAAACGCCCGTTCGCCACCCTTCAGGTCAACGTAGTCAGTGCCCTCGTACTTTGTAACCCCATAGCGAGTCCGGACAAAAACGTGGCAGGTGGGTGAAACGTCCCACAGTTCACTGAGCTTCATTCTCCGTGCCTCCTCTCAATATCTCGCGTGTGCAAGGCGAGCGATTCTGCGCACCATGCACTTCAGGCCGTCCTCAATGGTCTTTGCATCGTGCCAGTGCCTGTCACCAATACAGACAAACAGGTCATCCGCATCGTCATCCCGGAACCACTCATCGCCGTGCTTGTCATCCATGCAACCAACGAGCGTCACATCGCTGGAATCGCAGTACAGGCGAATTGAGAAATCTCCGGTCTGTCCGATGAAATCAAGATAGCCCCAGCGGATCAGGATCTTTTCCTTGTTGATGCGCTTTACGTGCCAACCCCAGTTCTTGTCCTTGTCGTTCTCGTTGCGCATGGCCTCAACAATCAGGCCTCTGTAATTCCGCAGATCCATTGTCAGCCCTCCTCTATATCAATGATCTTCTCACCGTAGCGGTAATCAATCCCGATGAGATCCGCAACCGCAGCAGCGAGCCGTGCGCTGTCACTCACGATTTTCCCATGCACGAGGTCGATGTAGGTTTTGGATGCCTTCAATTTTCGAGCCTCAGAATTCGAGATGTTCTCGCCACGGAAATCCGCATCGCTGATGTTTCCGCTCTTGTAGTAAGCGCAATTCAGCCCGAGAGTCGAGGCGTTGATATACATCCTGTCCATGCCGTTCTTCTGCCAGCGGTTGAAACCCATTTTTTCGAGCTCAGAAATCCTCTCCATGATCGCCATTGGTTAGCCCTCCATTTCTCCGATGTCTGGCACCGGCTACGAGTGGCGGTGTACGCCACCCGTCTGCCGAAGTCAGCGCTTCTTTACTTCCACCGCAACGGTATCCGGAAGTCCTCTGGCAAGATCAGCCATTTTTTCGGCTGTTCCTTTTGCCCTGTAATGCTGCCCAAGCTTTCCCAGATCAAGAACCCCAATCGTTGTAGTGATCACAAGGTACCACATTGCGAACCCTCCTTCCCGGCCCTCACAGGGGGCCCATGGACATTCTATCACTATGCGCATAGTGTGTCAACAAAAAAATAAAAAACCGGGGATTTCTCCCCGGCGAACATTTGGAACCATTCTGGATCCAGTCTGCATCCAATCTGGTTCCATCTATTTAACATACCTGAACAGAACATCCTCATTCTTCTTGACAATGTTCCACACCTGTCGGCGGGTGAGGCCGAACATTTCCCCGAGCTTTTCCAGCCCTACGCCGTCCACGAGCCGTTTGTACATTAAGCGTCTGTCGCGTTCCGAGTGGATGTGCTCTTTGATCAAATCACGGATCTGGCTGTTTGTGTACTCCATCCTCCACCTCCGTGATCCGCACATGAACGATTTCCTGCCAGCCCTTCTCACGGTCATTGTAGGAGGACAGGAACATCCAGCCAAGCGTGACAAAACCGAGCATCATAACGGTCAACGATACAATCAGAGCAATCAGCATCCGTTTGTTTGCGCGGTTGTAGTGCATCAGTACATTCTCATGAGCGAAAAACGGCACACACGCCTGTTTTTCATCGCAGTTTTTGCAGTCCATACGTCCTCCTACAACATTTACTCTTCGTCAGGCGGTTCATGTTGCACGGTATAGCTGATATCCACGTTCGCTGCGTCAACCAGCCCCTCACCGATGATGTACGCAATTACGGTTGCTCCCGCCATAATCAGGGCAGACACCTGCACAGCGGTTTCCTGTGCAATGCCCAGCGCAATGATCAACATGGACGCGAATTCCGCAATGCTCAACCACATTTTCCGGGAAGTCAACTTTCTTTTCCAATCGATCATGATTTTCCCTCCTATTAAATAATGGTCATATGGATAATTTTTTCATAGAGTTCCCTGATAGTATCATCCTGCTCGCCGTTCCCCAGAGCGATATAACTCTGGTAAATCGACACCACAGCATCTTTCCGGCTCACGGATATTTTTGACCCGTCCGCAATGCAACGGTCATAGGTATCGAGGATCTGAATCCGAAGAATGCCCCTCAACCCGCTTTCAATGGCGGCGTTCTTGGCTTTTTCAGCTTTAAACCGGTTCGCCAGATGAGCATACGCAGCAGACAATCCGGCAACCACGATCCCGAAAACAAACTCCAACCAATATTTCAGTATGAAATCCCACATAACGCATCACTCCTCTGTCTTGGTCGCGTCCGGATATGTTGCTATAATCGCCTCTGCCTGTGTCAGCGTCAGGTGAGGAACAACCACGGTATATAGTTTCGTAGGTTCTACGCTGTCCAGAGCGTCCCATGTGGCCTGTCCGATGATTCCATCGGGTTCCAGCCCGTTATCCCTCTGGAAGGCTTTTACGGCCTTTTCTGTGGCGTCTCCGAACTTGCCATCCGCACCCCATTTTCCGAGGTCGTACCCGCGCTGAATCAACTGCGTCTGCGCCAATGTGACATAGCTCCCGGAATCGCCTTTCTTGAGCGTGGGTTTCTTATCCGGCAGGCTTCCGTCAATACACTTCGGAATCGCCCAGTGCGTCCATTTTTTATTGCGGGTTTTGCTGAAGACAACGCCGTTGCCACATTCAATTGTCTGCCCCTTATAACCGAAACCTGTATGCGCCATTTTGCGGGGATCGCTTTTTTCCGGATAGAACAGGCATACCAGTACATCATCCGGGATATCGTCTATTGTGCCTTTGGCTGTCCAGTTATTATCATCATTCCATTGGGATGTGGCTCCGGTTCCCATGAGTTTCCAATCGCACACCTGAAGCAAGATCCAGTAGGTAAAGCCCCGGCAATCGAAGGATCTAACTCGTTTGTTATCCGGATACCATTTGCACCCGGAACAGCTCGATGCGCCGTTTCTCAACACGAGGCATTTGGTCACCAAGCCCGTCTGATCCGGGTGCTTATCATAAACGCTTTTCCGTTGGGAGGGAGTGCAGTATTGCCCTCTATCGCCAAAAATATAGGGATAACCTTCACATAACATAGCGGCTTGCCATGCGGCATCAGAGACAGGAATCCCACTTTGTTTTATAATTGCTATCTGTGAATCGACATAACTCGCAGGATTCATTAACCCACCTCCAAATACTGCCATTGATATCCTTTTGATCTTCTGGCCTGTTTTTTACAACACGCAGATATTTCCTTAATCTGACAACCCGTTGTTTTTGATGCAATATTTAAGGATGGAAAATCATATCGTTTTCCATCCTTAAATCCGATAACAGGAATTGCATTCAGCCGATACCTTTTTTGCTTAATTCCGTGGTGAACATTGCCAAACTGTGTTGTCCACTCCAAATTATCCGAAGCGTTATTGCTTTTATCGTTGTCCTTGTGATTTACTACATTGCATCCGGTTTTTTTGTCGCAAAATGCTTCTGCAACAAGGCGATGAACATATCTATGATTCCTTTTTCCGTTAACACAAAAGCGGACAACGCAATAACCATTTGAAAGAACATAAGGCTTTCTGATATTTCCTGTAACGGTGTTTTTTATTCTTCCAAGGTTGCTGATCTGATACACACCGTGCATTCCATCTATTGATTTCCACTGCTCTTTATCAACTTCTGTATTCATCGCTTATTCCTCCTTTCAAGGAGAAAAACTGTTCCCATTACTGTGACGAACAGGACATTCACGCCGAGGATCCCGATGACCGTCCATCCAATCCAACTCATACTACTCCTCCGGGGCGATCCACGTTTCCTCCAGCAACACCGCACCGCTCATGTCGGTGATCATGCAGGATACGTAGTCAGTGCCGTTATTATTTCCATAGGCGTATGCGCCGAGATAGGCGTGATAAGATTGTTTTGCCGCTTCAAATGTGTCTTTGATTTCAATTCCCTTGTCAAAGGTTCCGCTAGTTCGTTTGATCCTGTGCATAAAAAATTTCATTTTATTCTCCTTTCTTTTGATGATTTGAAAATCAATTAGAATCCGTGTATTGTGCTGATGTAAACAGAAGCATTATTCGCGCTTGATGCAATTTTGAATTTCCCTTCTGAAGAAGAAATTCGCAGGATATCGTAAGTAGATCCGTAAGCAACAGGAATATATGCAACGTCTACTTGTGGATAAGGAAATAAAAACATTGCTCTATTTCCAGCAGCGATAGAACCATAAAACAAAATAACTCGAAGAATGAAATATGTGCCTGAAGTAAGACTTTTCTCAACATTGATATCGTTACTATACGTCCCACTTCCCGTGTAAACAGTTTTCCACCTGAAATTTTCTATGGAGTCCTTAATATCATTCAGAGCACCTTTGTTAATTGAAGAGGAAAGATACGAACTATCAATCACTGTATTAGCCGGAATCGCCTTTATTGCGGTATAGGAATAATCATTCCGTCCGCTGATTGTTGAATTTCTCAAAATCACATATGAGCCAAGAGGAATGGAAGAACCGCTTTTATTTCCATTCACGACATATGCCATATAAGAGGAAATTCGTGTATCACACGCCATAAGATTGTTCGCAATTCCGTAAGACATACCGGACAAATTACTGGAAGATAATGTGTCTCCTGCTGCTATATCTGCGGATGCCACGCAAGAAGAACCCTTCCAAATTACGTACCATCCCTTGCTGATGTCCCGTGAAGCCGTGTCCGTGTTCTCCACATAAGCAATATCTGCTTTTGTTGCTTCAAGCTTCGTATTAATGCCCGTTATATCCGTCTCATGCTCTGCAATGGCTCCGGTCAGAGTGCTGGCGGTGGTTCCCATCGTTGTCCCGCCTACTACGCCGTCAATCACGTCCATGTTGTCGTTGAGATCGTCAACGTCCGCGACATCCTCATAGGCAGGTTTTTTCAGATGCAGGTTTGTTGTTTGAGATGCCATTATTTACCTCCTCTCTATTTGATCTCTACCAATGCAATAACTGGTATATGATCCATAGGGTAGCCGTTGGGGTATTTCAACTTGGTCTTATCGAAATACACTTTCTTCATGATGATGTTCGGGGAAACAATGATGTTATCCGTAGGGTAGCTGAAATTGGACAGGCTTCCGGGGTTCGTCTTGTCCGTCCATGTCTTTGTGATTTTCCCATCGCAATCGGCAAGATGGAATCCGGAGTCGATGAATGGCTTGTACATATTGTTATATTCCATGTCTCCGGGGGAGGTGATGAAGCAGTTGAAATCGCCTGTGAGGATCACATACTCGCATTGCCGTGCGACATCGAACAGTTCTCGCATCTGCTGAAATTTGATGGATTGCGTATGAAAACAGAGGTGAGTATTGATCAGCGTTATGGTTTTCCCGCCGATGTTAATGTATGCCATCATGTAGGCTCTGGTTTGATTGTATTGCTTCATGTCTTCAGGATCTTGCACCCGATAATCACGATTTTTGATGTTCGTTAATTTTTCCTTGGAAGCAAATCCCAAGAAAGCCTTGTGCGCAGAAAGGTACTTATGCGGATACTGCGCCAGAGCAAATTGTCCAACGGGTTTGATGTTCCGGCTGGTGGATAACTCCTGTATGCCTACAACCAACGCATTATTTTTATCAAAGATTTTCGTCTGCACAGCAACTTGGCTGTTGATATAGTCAAAGCATTGGGCGTTGTAGGACATTACTTTGAATTTGATTTTTATCTGGCTCGCCTCCTCTCTTTTGGTCGGCTGTTGTTTCGCAATATGACAGTATCGCGACATTAAACAGCACCAAGGCAACAATCACAAAAAACAATGTCGAGGAAAAGGGCAACATAACCAATAAGCACGCAAACATAACTGTCAATACTGTGCTTGTTACCCAAATAGCAAAGATTTCCGGGTTTGTTTGTACGTTCTCTGTGACAGGAAGCATCGCAGCAGAACAAACATTGTTTGTCGGTCTGCCTTTAAGCGCCACAAACAGAGCTGCTATCCTTGGTTATAAAAACGGTTCGTCAGCTCCAGTTCCGTTTTTCGTTACAACATCCGGAGGCCTTATAAACGGTGAAGCTCTTTCAAACGGAGACAGCATTCGTATCGACACTACATATATAAGTTCGTAGCATTACTGGCACATATACGTACAGTTCAGAACAATGTTTCCTGTTTCCGTATATGCTGTCGGGAAATTTAATGCTCCGTATTGTGAAAGATATGCAAACGCTACTTTTTCGTTTGACGAATCATAACCTGTTACGCTAATGACCGCATACGGACTGGAAATCGATGGCCTTGGGAATCCTGTTATCGTCACACCTGTTGCTTCTGTTTTTTCAATTCTCATATTGATTACAACAAGCTTCCCCAATTTGTGATAGCCACCGACAGTAATCGAGCAATTAGTTGGAGTTAATCCAGTTGAAGTGTAATCATTATTCGTAATACTGTCATATAGCGAATTAGCAATCCCGTCCGAATCAGCAGAAACATTCTCGCTCGTGACATCCGCTCCGGAAGAAATCGCCGCTGTGGCGTGATAGCCCCCCGAAGCCAAGGAGGAATGACCCTTGATAAACAAATACTGCCCTCTGGAAATGTTCTGCGGAGCAGTATCGCCGTTGACTACGATTGCAATGCTATCTTCGGCTTTTCCTAACTCCGTATTAATCCCGGAGATATCGCCTTCATGCTCCGCAATCGCTCCAGTAAGAGTTGTTGCCGTTGTTCCCATTGATGTCCCGCCAACTACACCGTCCAGAATATCCATATTGCCGTTAATGACCGCAATATCGGTTGGTTCTGCGTAGGTCGGTTTCACAAGTTGAAGGTTTGTGGTCTGTGTTGCCATAATCTCCCTCCATCAATCCTCGAGGAAGTTTCCGATAGACTCACTCAAAACCTGATTCCCGTTCGCCGTTTCCAGCGTCACGGTTTTCATGATCCGGTTTGCGTTGGTGTCATCGTACATAATTCCGAGGCGGTCAAAATATTCGGCCTTCGCCTTTTTCATCGTCAGTTCGAGGTCATCGTTGTAATTCCGGCTATCGAATGTTTTAGGATATCCATTCACAACTGAAAAAAGCCCTTGCGGGTTCTGCTCGGATGTGACTACCTGTGTAGCGTTGACAATTAATACAGTTCTGCCCATAAAACTCCCTCCTTATACCTTACGTCTGCCGTAGAGCCTGAAACTGATTGTTCCGGTGATGCTGTGTATTTTGATTTTATCAATGCCAAAATCCGGATTCAGCCTGAAAGGATAATACCCAAGGGATGTGTCAACGTAAGTCTTCATCGTCAGGTTTGCATAGCCATTTAAATTCGTATAATTGTACTGCGACAGGAATGCCATCCCGCCGCTATACTCAATTTGCAGGAACCCGGCAACCCTTGAGTCAGAAGGATTGACCGTCTTGCTCGATGCTGTGTTGTACAGATTTGTAGCCATTACGGTCGAATTGTTTTTAAACAATGTAACGGCTCCCCATCCACCAAGAATAGCTGTCGTTTCTTGCGCGGGTGTCCAGATCAGCAGCCTCATGCTCGATATTTCAAAAGCATTTCCGTTCCCGTCAACAGAGATGTAAACAGCATCTTCCGTGGCATTTGTCACACTGTCCTCCCGGATCAGTTCCCAAGGCGGCTCGCTTGAGGATCCGTCACTAATCTGCGCCGTTGTCGTGCCGTTTTTGTCCGTGATCGTGATTGTGGCGGTGGATCCGGATTTGCTGACGCTGGCGGTAGGGGAGTATCCATCCTGCCCGTTTTGCCCGTTTTGACCGTCCTGCCCATCGTTGATAGTCGCAATAGGCTCTCCGTCCACGCTCACAGTGGTCACGGTTCCGGATTTCGATGCGGTAACCACAGGCGAATGCCCGTTTTGACCATCCTGCCCGTCTTGTCCATCGTTGACAGTGGCAATCGCCGTGCCGTCAACGCTGATCGTTGTCACGGAGCCGGATTTTGAGGCAGTAACTACAGGAGAATGCCCGTCAACCCCGTCTAAACCGTCTTCCCCGTCTTTTCCGTCCACGCCATCTTCTCCCGGTTTTCCGTCCAGCACATCAAACGTTTCCGTGCCTTGTGCGTCCGTGATGCTGATCTCATGCCCTCCGGTGATTTCAGACACAGAAACGATAGGGGAGAAGCCGTCTGCGCCGTCCTCTCCATCTTTTCCATCTTTGCCGTCTTTGCCGTCAAACTCACCAGAATCTTTGGCTTCCTGCAAGGCTGCATCAATTACCGCAGGAATGCCCTCAACAGCATCATTGACCTCTTGTACGCCGTCATTGAGGGCTGCAATCGTCTGCGTGATAACGTCCTGCTGAACCGGGGTAGGGGGCTGGTCAGAGATTGAGGCTCTGGGCTGGACAGGAATGACGATCTGATACACCGTCTCCCCGTCATCATTCTCCTGATGCAGGAAGATCCACGCATACACATCACTGCCGTTCTGTAAATAAACATCAGGGATTACAACCCCTGATGCCGTGCCGATGCTCGTGGTGGATGTTCCCATCGGAGAGTTGGAAAAATGTACCTCATACGCTTCCGGAAGCTCAAGACCTTGAATCTGAAGGATCTGCCCGTAATCGTATTGGTACACCGCAGGTGCTCTGAACAGGTTCCCGTGGAGGTGTTTGGCAATGATCGTATTCATAACCTACCCCCTTATCTCCACGCATAGTACATATAATAGAAATGAGGCGTATTGATAAACTTGCAGTTTTCCGTGAAATTTCCCACAAGGAATCCGTCAGTAATTACCGCCGCGCCGCCGTGGTTCCGGCTGAAGTATGTATTGATTTGGCTATCGGTGTTCCATGTAATGTATTCATTTGAGCATCCGTCATGAATCACATTATGCCCGGGCCAAAATGAAACGTTTGTTGTCCGTCCGGGGTCAACAGAACCCCAGCCACCGCTTTCGGAGTCATCCCCTGTGCAGAACCCAGAACCAAAGCTAAATAGAAGAACAAGTGACGGTTTAAATCCCAACGTAATTTTCCTTTTCTTTGAGCCGTCTCCCGCAAAGAATCCCATTACATCCGGCATTCCGGTAATCTGGTTCACGGTATGCGTATGATTCACTGCGGCAGCTCCGAGGTTTGTTCTGGCATTCGCGGCGGTCGTGGCTCCCGTGCCGCCATTCGCAACAGGCAAAGTTCCATACACGCCGGGACGGGGCGATGTTTTCAGCACATTATCTGCGCTATTTGATCCCACATTCACAAGCATGGAAGGATTGCTGCCAACACCCGTCCCACCATTGGCTACAGGAAGAACGCCCGTCACGCCGGGGCGGGGAGAAGCTTGCATTACGTTTGCCGCACTGGTGGAAGCGAGGTTTATCAGCATAGACGGGCTGGAAGCAAGTCCGGTTCCACCTCTCGCAATCGGGAGTGTTCCGGCATTGATATCCGAAGCGTTGTGGTTATGGCTCGCAGCCGCTGCGCCAAGGTTGTTCCTCGCATTCGCCGCCGTGGTTGCGCCCGTACCGCCGTTCGCAATCGGAAGCGTTCCGGTCACGCCGGGACGGGGAGCAGACTTCATGACGGTATCCGCAGAAGTCGAACCGAGGTTTGTCAGCATGGACGGGTTTGACGTGATTCCTGTACCGCCCCGCGCAATCGGAAGAGTCCCGGAGGTAATATTTCCGGCATCGTGGTTATGCGCTTTCAATGCAAAAGCGTTCGTATCCTGATACGCCGCAGAACCCAAACCTTTCACGGCTACATTGCTCGTGGTTCCGTCCGTGTTTACGGCAATCGTGCCGTTCGCTGTGCCTGTCGCAACAGAACGAACCGCTGAATTGCTGATCGTGCCGTCATTCGATACGGCAAGCCCTGTGCCAACTTTCACGCCACCAAGAACGCTCGCTGTGGCTTTGGGGAGAACATACTTGTTCGCCTGATCCTCAATGCCAGCCAGCTTTGATTTTTCGGCTGTCGTGTAGTCCTCGTGAGAAAGCCCCTTGCCTTCTTCCTTATCTACTTTACCGTCAATCTGCGCCTGTGTGGCAACGGTGTAGGGAGTATACACCGAGAACGGCACATAGGCGGTAGAATCAATCGTGATTGTCAGGTTATCGAGATTGTCTATTGCCAGTAATGCGGAAAGGATGTACACGAAATCCGGGTTGACGCTTTTTGCCGGGATTGTCGCACCGTCATTATTTTGGAACAGCGCGATCATTACATCCCGGTTTTCACCTGCGTTCGCCCACATTCCAATCTCTTTTGCGACATATGCCCCAGCGGCTCGCGGGCCAATTTCAAACTCAAAATCAACGCCGTGATCCAGATCCTTTGTGTCAATAATGCTTCCGTCATCCTTATAACTGACAAGGTTCGTGGATGAGTGCATATTTTCTTCCGAAACAGATCCGCTGCCAACCGTGATCCGGTTGACGTTCATTTGCACGAGTCCGGCAACATATTCCGCTATCAGCTCACGTCCGGCATCCGTTATGACTCCATACCAAGCCAATCAGCCCACCTCCTATGATTCTCCAAATTTCGACCACTTGTATTCCGTCATCTTGCCCCACTGGAGCGGTTTTTGCTTGATATCGCCCCAAGTCACGCCAGCAGTTTCGATGTCCGCACCATACATGAAATCTCCCCAACTAACCGTTTTGACATCGCCCCATGAGAGGAACTCATTCAGCGCATCCTCCCATGTCCTCTGTCCCATCTGCACCCGGTCAATAATGAGTTCGCCGTGCTGGGCAACCGTCACGTAAAGTTTGAAACTTGTTTCGCCGCCGTAGGTTACTACGTTATAACCGACTCCGGCAGGAACCAAGATATACCCCGAAGCAGCCAGAATTTCCGCTTCACGCTCCTCAAAAACGCCTGATGCCGTCAGCGTGATTGTCATGTCCTGATTATCTGTATACGCCATGTTCAGTTCAGGAAAAATCTCCCTGTAGATTCCAAGGATCGGCTCATTTCTCCCATCCCAAACGTTCCGGGCGATCTTCAACTTGATCATCATCCGGTATTCGTCATCGCTCATTTCCCTTGTTCCCGTAGTCGGGACAAAAGGAAGAAGGCGTTTTGCTCCTACCAGCTCGCCAATCGTGTCCAGATTCACACCTACAGCGTTATCCAGATCAAACGCAAACAAAATGGAGTCCGTCACCGCTGAAAGACTCAATGGAAGATTGAGAATCAGCCGAACAAACTCCATGTATTTTTCCTTCATTGAATTCCGGGATGTTACGAGGTTTTCGTAGCTCAACAGATCCATCTACATCACCTCACGTTGACGCTGTGATCGTGATATGTTCCGCATCCGTGTACAGGATTTCATCGTAATCGCACTGCATGGATGTTGTGCTTGTCCCGTGTACGTTTGTTGCGGAAATCCCAGTAATTACAAACGGGGCTGTTTCGCTTGAGAAGGCGTTGTAAATATCCTGATACCCTTTTGTCACGCCCCACGAGGATCCGACACCCAGAGCGTTGATATCCTCGATGAGCGAATTTTTAATCATCGCAACACATCTATCCGCATCATACCCGGCATAGGTCGTAATGGTCACTGTAACAGCAACCACCTCTTTGTCCGGAATCGTGAATTTGATCGTGTTTGAATTCCCGCTCTGGTCAGTATAGGTCTTGGTTGTGTTTCCGTGCGTTCCTACACCGGGAGCTTTATTTAACCAGATCGCCTCCGCAATCTCATCCGAATCCCCGCCGAGAACCAGAGCGCAAATGCTATGCCCGGGAATTCCCAAAGAGTCTGTCTGGTTGGAATCATTCACCCGGACATCCACAAACTCCACATCATCCAGAGCCATAATTCCGCGAATAAGAGCATCATACGTGCCGTTTGTGTTCATGCTCACGGAACGGTTTCTGCGAACTCGCAATTCTTCGTCCGTTTCCACGTCCTGCCCAAGCACAGCCACATCTGCGTTTGTAACGCCCATCCAGCCCGTCACCGCTGAATAAACGGTATCAATCGTTCCGGCGTTTGCGCTGATCGCTCCGAGCGTTTCGCATAATGCGTCCACAGTTCCTTCGCCGTTCGCGTCCAGTTTGCAATCAATCTCCGTTGCCCAGATATTGCCATTCTGGTCAATGGCTTCTGATCCGGCAGGAACCACAATATACGGTCTGCCTGTCAGAGAGAGTGTAGCCCGTGAAGCCGTAGCCTTTTTCCGGTTCATTGCATTCAAAGCGATCAACAGATCCAGAGCATCGCCAGTGGCATAATTTGGGTTTCTGGCGTTGTAATTTTGAGTTACAAGAGCCAGCATATCATCCTGCGCCTTTGCGAACAGGGATAACATCTGGTAGTCCATTGTGTCTTCGCCCAGATAAATATCCTCGCCGAAAATGCTCTTATACCCGGCAATCAGGTGTTCCAGAATATCCGCATAGGTTGGGATATGAATGCCATCGCCGTCAATAAACGGCTCGGAGTATGCCATCACTCGCCACCTCCATTTCTGTGCTGCCGTCCTCGGTGAGGATGTGGCAATCGTATGTGAATTCCCGGTTATTCAAGGCTGTTATCACGCCTGTGATGCCCATAACGCCCTCGGTGTCTGAAATGTATTTGGATATATATCTCTCCAGCAGCGGAGCCTCATAATCCCGAATTGTGTTGTAGAGGAATTCCGGAACCCTAAATCCGAGGGTTTCATCCTCCCACCATTCGCCGTATAACATAGCAAGCCGGGAGTCAACCGCGCCAGCCACAGCGTCCGCGCCTTCGGACATTTGATCCGCACTCTGTATCGGCATCATATCGCCGTTTGCACCCACTGTCCTAAACCGCATCATCAACCCCCCAGCTCACTTTTTTTGATTCCCCAGAATGCGGGTTCATCCGGGGGGAACGCATCGCCTGTCAGGACGTTCGGTTTGCTCCTGAACCCGACAAACGCAAACCCGTCCGAATAATCATGTTGGCGAACAGAAATGGCATTTGCTACACCGCCATTTTGGAACCAAGCGTCAATACACGCATCCGCAAACACCACAAGGCACTCATCCCCGGCTCCTACAGGGAAAGTGATACCGCCGTCTTTCCCGCCGATAAAATAAACCGGCACATCCTGAAGGAGTGGCAATTGGATGTTTTGTTTGCCTTTCCTCCTGCGGATGGTCGGCTGGATGGAAGCGGTTTGAGTGGAAATATCAAATGACACCACCTGACCCGGAAGAGCGTAATGGTTTTCAGCAGCAATAGCCTCTTTCAGGATCCGCTCTTTCTGTCCGGGTTGCTGCGTTACATCGTCAACATTCATTCAACCGCCTCCCATGTCATCAACCTCGTTTTCGTCTACCAACAGCAATTCGGATACCCAATCACCTTCCCAGCAATCCGCATTAATGGATTGTGAGAAAATCCGGTACTTTTTGCTTTTGCCTTCAATCGTTGCAAGCAACCCGACAGGATAGCCCTTCACCTTGGTTTTTAACGTACATACGCCGTTGGAAAACCCCGGATTATTCAGGATTTCTTTATCCGGAATATCAATGATTGAGGCTGCTGCGCCTTTCTTGACTACATGAACCTGCGCCTGTGTGTAAAAAGCCCGTGCGTTTACGGATTTTGCCAATGTGGAAATCACATCCGGGAGCCTGTCGCAGTATGCCTGTCCTCGTGAAAATCTGTTATCATCAGCGATGAAAGACCCAAGGGAAAACCCGCTTAACAGCGTTCCCATCGTACTTCGGACGCTCGCGCCTTTGCCTATACTCGCGTTCGCCACAGTTTCCCAGAAATCCATGCCGTCAGACAGCGCAATGGTTGTTTTCTCAATCATGTCTTCTTGGTGCTGGTAGATTTCCTCGATACTTCCAATACACAAAACAGATTTATCTTCCCCGACAACCTTTATTTGCTTGGAATACCGGATAAATGCCAGATCGTTATCGCTCAATCCAGAAATATCCAGCACGTAAAAATCCGGCATCAGGCTCATGACTGTTTTGCCTCGCAGATATTTGCGGAGGTCTTTTGCCACCTCAACGCCGTCTGCGTACACCTGCATTGGTCTCTGGTCATAGATCATCGGAATCCCCCCAGACCAGTGCAAACTCACCGAGATTATCTAATCCCGGATCCTGCGAAGAAGGGTTTGCCACCGTAGGAACGCAGTAAATGCTACCGATATTTTTATGTCTGAAAGGAGCCATCAAGTCATTTCGCTCATTATAGCTGGCAATAATCGGAACATACCTGCATTTTGATTCCCCGGTTGCTGCATCAAATATCGAAAGATACCATAAGCCGGGTTCGTTTAGGTAGCGGATTTCAACGTTTGCACGAATAGGAGTGTTATCGGGAGTAACAACCATCGTTCTGACTTGATACCGAATATCTGGTTGCGTTCCTATTATGATCTTATCCATGAATTCACCTCTTCAGCATGAAAAATCATCCATTATATCATTATATTCTCACGCCGTCTTGAGCAGCCACTGAAGGATCTGGTCTATCATCCCCTACAACTGTTCTCACAGAAGATGTTTTGTCGTTTTTCTGCTGAACCTCATACTTTTCTTGGAATGTAAGTTGTCCTTGCCATCCGAAGGGAGTGGCATCATCCTGTGTGATTGTCACACCTTGCAAGAGCATATCCTTATAAACAAGATGTTGCGTCATCACGGTTAACATATGCCTACTCTCCTTCAAGGCTTGTAATGCGGAGGCGGCTTTTGCGGAACGGGTCTCTTTTGTCGTGCCTTTAAAAACAGAAAGAGACTTCGTTTTCTGCTTTTCCAACCCAATATACTCCATCAGCGTCCCGCCTCCGGAATATACGTCTGACATCATCACGTCCAAGGAAACTTTGTCCGGCTCATTCCGGGCGTTGTTTACGTAAAGCTCTTTCTTCTTGGAAGGGTCTTCCTCGATCTTCAAGGAAAGGTCATGCTGAATCTTCAGTACACCATCAAATGAATATGTCTTTTTGTCATCCTGATCGTAAATGCACACGCTTTGGGGGGGAATCCTGAATTTGAGTTCCTCTTCACTTCGCTGTTCTTTATCTTTTCCATCCTCGTATTTGATCGTCAATGTAATGTTTCGGATCGTCAATGTAGCGGTTCGTGTACTTTGTTTGTTTCCGTTTGCTTTAAACGCAAATGAAGCCACGAACGTCCCGGAATTTTCCTTCAATGAGACGCTCGCGCTTCCTCGAAATGTACCGCCGTTTAATGTGCATACGGAAATGCCCGTAATCGGATTAATGAAAGAAGCCGTCAATTTTGCGCTTTTGATTTTTGCTCCGGATGGAATAGAATATGAGATTGAAACCCGTTCAGCTCCGGTTGTGGGCGGTGTCGTGTATTCATTTTGCCCTTTCTGTGGTACGTATGTTACAGCCCATCGTGAATACAGGTATATATCCCCGCCTGAAAAGGTAGCCGTTTTCGTCTTTTTCTCTTTCGCCATTTATCCGGTCACCCCCCGCAGCGTTCTGAACAGGTGCGTTTCAGCAGCATTATAGGCTGTCCTGCCAATCGCCTCGCCGTCTGCACCGTTCGCATTCACGACAATGGATACAGGAGCGGAAATCGTGTACATATTGCTCGTGTTATTTCCGGAAATGTAATCGGTGAACGAAGACAATGCGGAAGCAATGGAACCGCCCTTTCCGGGTACGCCCTTCGCCCCGATGCCAAGGCCACTAACCACTCGATGAATTGCAGAAGATCCCATTTCATTTAGCATCTGATTGATTAATGTGAATGCCCGATTTGGTTTCGTAATTGGAATGATGTATTCTGTTCCGTCTTCGCCAACAGTTATTCCATTCTTTTCGGAACCGATACGACCACCCATAGCATGAAGGTAGTTCTGTGGGGCATTAAATAACCCACCAGCAAAATCGCTCTTGCCAGCCGCTGGGCCAGAACCACCACCTCCACCCGTTCCAACTTGATACGCAGCGTTAGCGCAAGCTTCTCCTAAAGCAGCAACTTGTTGTGCTGCGGCATCTGACTTATTTCCAAGATCTCCAACTGCACCAGCCGCATCTTCTGCATTTTCTTCTTCCTCTGGAGTTATTGCATTTTTATTCAAATTAAAACCAGAAAATTTCCCAGAAAAAAGTTCTAAAAGCATATTTTGAGTTACTTTTCCGTTAACTCCAAATAGATTCCGCACTCCAAATGGATCTTGAGCCCAATCAGTTCCATTAAGATAATGGTTGATCATGTCATTTACACTATTACCTTCATAAGTAGTAACTGCATGACCAAGACCTTCGTATTTTCCGGTAAGTTTTACATTCCCATCTTTATCTATGGAAAGATAATCGGCATAAGGCGATAAGAAATCATACTGTTCTTGTGTTAAATTTCTCGAATTTTCATTTGTTGAAGTCATCGTATATCTATTGCCTTTTTTCTCAAATGTGGATTTATTAGGATCTTCAACGCCAACGAATCCGAGAGCTGTTAAAACCCAATCAGGAGCTTTATTATATATTGCAAGCCACAGCCCATCAAAGAATTCAATTACCGCATTCTTTACAGGTTCCAACCAAGTCGTAATATTATTGCCGAGTTCGATAAGCCAGTTTTCTAAACCGCCGCCTTCTTCTGTGCCTTCCCATATTCTTTTTGCTTCCGTTACAATCCAGTTTTTCAGGCCACCGGTTCCATCTTCTCCAGACCAAAGCTTCTGTATTTCTCCCAGTAAGCCCTGCTTTGAGTCTCTTGTTTTAGTTCTTGTTTTACGCCCTTTTTCGTCTACGTCTACTACGTCTATCATCGGCCCAAAGAGAATGTCTTGTACCGATCTCCATATTCCTTGCGCCCAATTAACAATCGCATCTCCTACGGGAGAAAGCCACCCAACTATTTTTGTTCCAAGATCCTCAAATGTTTTTTTCAGCCCATTGTCTTTTCCGTCTTCGCCATTCCATAACCCATCAAAGAATGCTCCGATTGCGCCAAACAGACCAATATCATTTTCGCCATCACCAAAGAGCAACTTCGCAAGATTCTGCCCCAGCGTAGAAAGTTCTGCCTGAACTTGATCGCCTTTTCCTCCTGCAATATCCGCTGCTATTCTCCCAAAGAATCCAGCAAGACCAAGAAGAAAGTTTCCGGTTGTTAATCCAGCCAACAAGCCGTCAACTAAAGCATCGCCAATCGTTGAACCATTTCCGTTTCCAGATAAAGTAGAAAATACGTTTTTTGCAGCGGTGTCATCTGCCATGCTTTCAGCAATTGCACCATATATTTTTGTTCCAACGTCTTCTACGCAAGAAAGTCCAAAAAGCAGTAAATCAAGAACCCCTTGTCCAAATGTTTTTGCATCAAAGCCAAGAATTTCAGCCGTTTTTTCGTCTATTTCAGCTTGTGTAGGATGTTTTCCCTGAAAAGAAATTTCTGCTTTTTTCTTTGCATCTGCTATTGATGCAACAATTCCACCCGCGATAGCTCCTATATCTCCAACACCAAGAAGCTTCAGCAGTACCCCGGTTCCAAGCCCTGTAGCAACTGTATTAGTTCCGAGCGCTGCGTCAATTTCAGAATCCATATTTGGATCAGTGAAAATTTTAACAAGTTCTCCCGCAATATCAGCAACCCCACGACCACCAAATGAAAGAGCAGAAGAAATAAATGTCCAAAGCGCAGAACCAAGGGCTTCAAGCTTTCCTTCTCCGGCTCCACCAACGTTGAAATATGCCGTGAGTTCATCAACAAACGAGCCAAGTTTTCCAGCAGGATCATTGAGGAATTCTCCAATATCAATGCTGTCAAGGGTTTCCGCTATGCTTGTAAAAGCTCCAGTAAGCGTTTCAACCAACTTATCAATGATTCCAACATAATCATCGTTTTCTAAACGCTCCCAAATTCCGGCATAAGCTACGGCTACTGGATCTTGATCTGGATGCGCTTTATTCCATTGAAAGACTTCATAATCGTGAATAACATCGCCGATCATTGTTATCGCTGCTAAAATCTGGCCAATTGGGCCAGATTTTAACAAGGCGAACACAGCACCGATAGCAGTTCCTATGCGCTTAACGCCTTCCGGAAGATCGCTAACATATTTTGTTATCTTTTCAAATCCTTCAACAATTCCGATGATTCCTTTGGCGAATCCGGTTATATAGCCAGAAATCTTTGTCGTAATGCTGGTGAGGTTATTTGCAATCCAACCGGATGCCTCTGTGAGCTTATTCGTGATACGCTCAATCGGTGCAGCGAGGTTTGTTAATACTTTCGCATTGATCCATTGTACGGAATACTGAACCGCGCTTTTTAATTTCCAGAAAGCTCCACGAAGGCCGTTGATTCTCGCAATTGCATTCTTCATATCAGGAAGGGCGAGAGACTCATTGAATTTTACGATATCATCATAAATGCCTTTGAGAGCCTTGTCTTTCTGAATTTCTTTGAGTGTCATGCCCATCTGTTTCAGGGCGGTTTCAGAAGCTCGCGTTGCCTCAACTGACTTTTTCTGCTTTTCCGCGAGCTTCTGAAGTTCCAACTCCTGTTTTGTGGCAGACTCAACAAATTTATATACCGCAGTTGTGGCGGCAGTGATTGCCGCAGTAATGCCTAACGCCTTCAGCTTGCTGGAGTCTAACAGGGAAAGTAGCTTTGTAACTCCCTGATTGTCTATCTCTGCTCCGAGCTTAATGACATATTCCTGAATGCTATCAGCCACGGCAATCACCCCTTTTTCGTTGCTTCCATTGACCTGCGTTCATTCTCGTGTTGTACCTGCATAACCTCATGAATATCCAGCAGGTCATCAAACGTGTATGTTCCATCCCATAGCTCATGTTGCCTCCACATTCCGGCTGCAACAGGAGCGAACAAGAAATCGTCTACATTTACGCACTGGGCAGGGATGTACCGACTCGATTCAGGAGTGAACCCAAGCGTTTTTCGCCGAAAAAACCCTGTGTATTGTATTCAATCACGTAATAGCACAGGAGCAGGACGTTCATTACATCATATTCCAGTTCCGGAATGCAGAACGAATCACCGTTCAATACGTTCTGAAGACCCGCTGGCATTTTGCACTGCACTGTTTTCAGGCAGTTTTTCTCAAGCTTGATCAAATCTTCTTCACTAATGCTTTCAAGGAATTTGGAAACCATCGGGAGAATATTCTGCACACGCTTTTTCACGAGTTCTTCCTCATTTTCTCCCTTTTCGCTGTCCTTGATCACCATTGCATCCTGAAGCTCTCCCACAGCCGGGAGCAATCTTTCGGTCACGAATTTCATCAGGTATGCGCCGTTGAATGCGTTCATTTTGGTAATAACGAACGTCATTTCATTGCCTTCGATTTCCAAGGTGACTTCTTTGGTGATTTCCCTCATGTTTATCCTCCTAAAAAATCACAGGAGGCCCCTTTCGAGGCCCCCTGTGCGTCAATTACTGAACGGTATATTCAGCGAACAGCAGGTTATAGGTACGGAAACCGCTCTGCTGGTCAAACGTTTCATCCGGATCCTTCTGCGGAACAACACCTACCATGCTATACGTCCGACCAACATTGCCGTCCGTAATGGTCAGCGTTCCAAGTGCAAACCTGTCCGTGGGAGCGTACTTGATATACCGCACCCACTTGCGCAGGAATTCATCCGCATTGGAATTCTGCGGGATTTCGAGCTGAACCGTGCCGTGTTCGGCCTTCATTTTGTTGACCACGACATACCCGGTAGCGGTCGGCGTATTGCTCGCCATATCCCCGCCGTAGGAGAAGGAAACACGCCCACTGCCCTCATCGGAAACAACGAACTGTCCTACGTCCGGATGCGAGAAAACGGTTTTGACATCAAGAAGGCTATATGTTCTCCAAGACATTAATTCTCACCTCCCCTTAACGCTGCACCTGAAGATTCAGGACAATAGACTCAACAGAGCCGGACAGACACAGCGGAATAATCATCGGCATCGCCTTATGCGCTACACGATCCTCGGTAGTCTGGTTGTCGTACCGGTCAGCCCACATCAGATAGCCGTGCTCAATGGTATCGCCCGTGCTAACGCTCGCAATCGGGAGTCCGCGCCACTGTGCGGTGGACAGCACTCCGCGATTGTAGTAGCCTTCAAGCACACGCCCGACAACGTTCTTGAACAGAGCCGTGGTGGAATCGTTCTGCGGCAGTTTTACGTCACTGTTGGCAATCAGGTTGAAACACGCCGTCTGAAGGTCTGCGGAGATCATGTCCAGATACAGAACTTCGTCATAGCGCAGCCCGGAAGCGGTCGCGCCGTTTTCCAGAGACGCTCTGCCCTTGGTACGGGTCACGTACACGTTGCCGTTCTTCGACTTAATCAGCGTGACGTTCGCCTCGGTGAAGTTATTCGCGGTTGCACTCGCAATGGACTTGTACGCCAGTGCAAACGCCGTGCTGGTATGCGTCCGGGCCATGCCCATCGCAACACCCATCATTCCGGCAGCATCCAGAATATCGGAGGTGCAGGACATTTCAATAGATCGCTTGGTCGCACTGGCAAGGAAGCTCGCCAGAAGGCCGTCCGCAGCGGTAATGGTTTCGGCGGTTCCGGTCATTCCGTAGAACTGCACACCGCTGTTCCGGCTGTTCAGATAGCCGTCAATCGCAACCGTGTTGGTTTTGATGTTCGCGGTGGTTTCGCCGGTCTTCGGGATATAGAACACACCGTAGAACTCCGCACCCTTTTCAACCGCATCCATCAGCGCGATAGCGGGAGTGTCAGTAGTTCTCGTGACTTCCGTCCAATGCTCGGCGTTCCAAGTCTCGCCACCGGAGGCAATCGCCGTGTTGCACTGCCAGAGCTTGGAAAGGTTTGTGCAGTAATCACCGACTTCATAAGAGGCGGTCGCATCATAGGGATCAGCGTCCGGGTCGGTGTCGTAATGGATAATCACGACAGAAGCCGGGGCGGGGGAGACACCGAAATACTTTTCTGCCGCCAGATATTCAGGCATAGTGTTGGTAAATCCGGCTGTCAGCATTTCGGCGAGGTTTGCGTAGGTTCCGAAGCGGGTGGTCGTATTCAATACACTGGACGGCCCGACAATCGCGCCTACATCAAAAACGCTTTGTACAGTGGTTGTCAGCTCAACACTTACATTGACCTGAACAACAGGATCCATTGTCAGCATTTTTTCAACTCCTTCTGACGGTCAGGCCGTCATTAATATTGTGGTACTATAATCGGATTTCCGCTGTCCGGGTCTGTAATTACACCCGGATCAACGTTCCCCGTATTTTCAGACCCATTTTCCGCGCCATTATCGCCCGAATTACCGCCGTTGTTATCTCCGGCAGTATTTCCCTCTTCCGTGCCTTCAGAGGGCGTTTCTGGGGCGTTTACGCCGTTTTCCTGCGTGTCTGGAATCGGCTCATCGAGTCTGTATGTAATGTCGGGAATATGCTCAACCGTTTCATACGGCATAAGGTGAGCATCATAGAGAACCAGATTCAGCCTTACATCGCATCGCCTACGGAGATATGTTCCTTCTACCTGATCCAGACCTACGGGAAACTCCGGTTTTCCGCTGAAGACGATGTTCTTTTTTCGCAGGATTGACCGTGGGCTTCGATAATCAAGGTCTGCTTGGCACAATCCCCAGAAGTATTCGGAATCGTCATCGGCGTTCGGCCCGTAGAATGTCAGCAGGATTGTAATCGGGATGTTTTTCTCTATCGTGGCGTTTGCTGTTTGCTCCGTTTTCGGAGAATAGGTTGTCTCAATATATCTGAATCCGTCCTCGCTGCCCGGTCGGATATCGTAGTAGCATACATTCATATTGCGGTCTGCAATCGGCGT